AAAGGTTTGGTTCTACAGATGGAAAACGACCAGATCACAGAAGTGTCTGGATGGGGTATGGCAGACTTTTTTAGAGATATCATGCGTGAGAACCCATACACTCAGAAGTTGGGATGCTATGATCCATACCTACACAAGTACATACTTGCATTTAACGATCAGAAGGTTGTACCTTGTAAGTTGACGCTGAGCAGATATTCATACAAAGGTCCATCTACACCATTTAATGTGATGGCATTCTTGATTAGCACAGATTCTGCCTGGACGATAAGCGTTCAAAATAATGGATACGGAACAAACTGGGTGTCTAACTATGCCACGTCTGGATTTGGACCGCAGAATATATTTATCAATGTGGCTCAAAACAATACAGGTTTTAATAGATTTATTACCTTTGTGGTGTCATACTGTGACGGTTTAACTCAAGAATTTGTGTTAAATCAAGCAAAAGGCAAGAGAGGAGATGTTGTATTGACAGTATTTAATAACCCAACACCAGTTATAAAGGGATAATGAGATCTAATCAAAAATTCACTGTAAACGGAAACACTTATAATATAAGCAATATTCCGTTGCTTGAAAATGGTATATCACTATTTAATGCAGAGAGTGGTGTTGGTGGTTATGAATATATGCCAGCCGATGGCGAGACAGTCATAGTAGCAGCTGGTGAACTTACTGGAGACGATACTACATTTAGGACGTTTGATCCTACGATGAACAATCAGATATACTATCTTGTGTCTAATACTCAGTATACAACTGCTGACAGAGATAGGATACTAGATCAAGCTATTTCCGTGCCAGTTACATATGTAGACCAGATGTATGTTGGTAGCTTTGTATTTAGCAATCCTAATGACTTTCAGTATCTATACTTGATATGGGACTATACAGATAGATTGATAGGTACTATATCTTATTCTGGAGATGCTACTGAAAGAAATGTAACTACTGGCTATTCTACAAGTATTGGTAGAGCTGGAATTGACTATACAACTGCTAATAAGCCAGTTAGATATCAGATAGGGTGGAACGGTATTATTGTAGGTGACACTGGATACGTTGGATTGAATTCAATGGCAAACTATGACGACTTGATTGGACAGAAGATTGATCCATCTTTGATTAAGCTTGTAGAGCCATTTGATGGAACAATAAACAATGGTAATGGTTCTCTCATATTCAATAAGTATCTTTCAACAGCTGAGGCTACTATATTTGTATCTGCACCATTAAAGACTACTGTATTTACTATTACAAAGGTTGCAACTTTTTTGACATCATTCTTTTTGGATACGACTGACGGTGATGAGAGTACAGTATGTTCGCAGACTCCAGTTGATGAGAAGTGGCATAATGGTACGTCTGCTCAGCCAGTTGTTGGTAATATAATCTATAATGATTCAGACGGTTCTGAGGTATACAACGGAGGAGATGCTCTTCACCTTGGATACGACAACATCTATTTTAGAATATCTACAAATGGTATTGTTTCCTTTGTAGGAAACTGTATATGTCCAGAGTATGCGCCACCATTTATATATCAAGGAGACATATACGTTAACATAAACCAAGCATTCAGTATTCAGATAGCAGCTACTGGTAATCCTAATAACTGGACTATAGATACTGCTCTAGACAGCTATTTATTATCTCCTGGAACTACGTCAACTGCATTTGAGTATACGGACTCAGACAATGTGGTTAGAAGAATATCTGTATCCACAAACACATACGTTTGTTCGTATACTGCCCCAACTATTTTGTATGGTGATGGTTCATATACTTCAGATGGGAATTGTGGCACTTCAACTTTGCCTGATGGCGTTAACTTTGACTTAACTAATGGAACATTGTCTGGTTCATCTACTGGGCCATGTTTTTATCAATTTACAGTAAAGGCTTCAAACTGTTTTGGTGATTCAGCGTTGAAGACTATAAGCATTAATGTTAACGACACAATTAATAACACACCGTTCTTAATTGACGTAGAGAACTTTGGAGATACTGGAGATGCAGCTTGTGCACTTGCTGTGCCTTTGTATAGTGTGTACTACCATAATGGTGCTGGACGTGTTCCTACCGTTGGTGACACTATATATTCTGACGATAATCTTACTACTCCGTTCATGGGTGGTGACCAGTGGTATAAGATTGACCACTCGACATACAGCATACAAGTAAATCCATTTGGTAGAGTATGCGAGAAGAACGAGTGTCCCGTATCTACGACTACGACAACTAGTACGACAACTACAACTAGCACGACTACTCTTCCATCTGGAGATTATTTTGAGGCTACGTTGTGCGTAAATGGTGCAGTCACTGCTGTTATATTTGACGCAACAACTGCTGGACTAGCTCCTGGTGATACGGTTAAAACAACTGACGGTAACTGTTGGACGATTGATTCTACTACAACGGCAAGTTATCCGTACTATTCGATTGAAGCTTTGGCTACGGTATATGGTGATTGTGATACATGTTTGAACGTAACTACTACAACAACTACCACTACAACTACAACGGCAACTCCAGTACTTGCGTTTGATGCAGATCCGACAGCATACGAAAGTTCTAGTGAGGCATGTGCATCTGGTACGGCTCCTTATACTACGTTCTATCATAATGGCGAGGTAACGTATCCTAATGTGTACGACTTTATATTTACAGATTCTTTGGGTACAACATACTTTGATGGTGCTTACGGATGGTACTACATGGACAACGGATACGTAATACAGATTGCGACTACTGGTCAAGTGTTAAGCGTTATCGATTGCTCTGCCACTACTACTACAACTACAACCACGATACCTACATGGTACTATGAGGCTGTAGAGTGTGGAACAGCTAGCCCTACATTTATAGTATCGCAGCAGAGTTTCACAGAGCTTATTGTGGGTAATGTTGTGAAATGTGATGATGGAATATGTTATACTATTACTACTACTGGAGAGTCTGCACCAGCTGATCATGTTATATTGTTTGTATATGCTACATGTCTAGACTGCCAAGGTGTAACGACTACAACTACTAGTACTACTACAACAACAACTACTAGTACTACCACGACAACTACGACTACAACTACGACTCTTCCTCCGTTGACTAAGATAACGACAAGAAGTGGATCAAGCACTGGAGTTTGTTCTGGAACGCTTGGAGAATTTTTTGTTGACGGACCTCTTGGTGTTTACGGAAATAGTATTTATATTTACAGTTCTGGATACTCGTTGGCACCAGCAGCATACTATTTAAATACTATCACTGGTATAGCGTATGAGTGGGACGGAACAGATTGGACAGGCAATTCAGTTACATGCAGTTAAAATTTATATCTGCTCAACCAGCCATTGATTATTACGCTTGGCAGGCTGAGGTTTACATCACACAGTTCTTGAGACTGGGATACAATCCAGAGGACATATACGTCATTGCTGGGTACGAGGACGAGCCAGACATGTCATGGCATAAGTTGATGAGGAAGTTCCCGAAGGTGAACATACACATCTACCGTGACACGACTGGACCTATTGACTACCAGCCAGCTGTGCAGGCTCATCTTCTTGAGAAGCACTGGGCCAAGTTCCCAGAGTCACAGAACTATGCGTGGTTCTTCCATGATGCCGATTTTCTGTTTACTAAGTATTTCGACTTTTCTCCATATCTTAAAGACAACAAGTGGTACTTCTCTGATACTATCAGTTATATAGGTGCCGACTATATAAAGAGCAAGGGAGACGTGGTACTGGACATTATGTGTCAAACAGTAAATATTGACAGATCTACCGTAGAGGCAAACCAGAAGAACTCTGGTGGTGCACAGAAGCTTATGAAGAACGTGACAAAAGAATACTGGGCTGCGGTGTACAAGTCATCGATCGACCTATATGACATTTTAAGAAAGGTATCACACATCAAGAAAGAAGGCGACGAGTACGGCATACAGATATGGACGGCAAGTATGTGGGCTGAGCTGTGGAACGCATGGAAGATGGGCTATGTTGTTGAGGTACCGAAGGAGTTTGACTTCTGCTGGGCTACATGTCATGTAAGCAAGTGGGACGAACTGGCGTTCTTCCACAATGCTGGTGTGCCAAACGCAAGCAGCGGAATGTTCTTTAAGGCAGACTACATAGATAAGTTTCCGTATGGTACGAATCTAGACATAGATAACAGCAGGTGTAGCTATAAATACTACGAGATCGTTAAATCAATTGACAGCTATATAATTTAGTATCTTTGCAGTATGGCAATAGAGACTCTATCATATTCACCAGCAGCTAACGGGTGGTCATCCCGTTGGTCATTCGAGCCAGATTGGATGGTTGGAATGAATAATAAACTGTACACATGGAAGGACGGTAGTCTTTACGAGCACTACTCCAATGAGACTAGAAATGAGTTCTACGGTGTGGCATATCCTTCTACCGTTACGAGTATATTAAACGAGTTTCCTCAAGACAGAAAGATGTACAAGACTCTTGCTGTTGATAGCGACCATGTGTGGTCTGCTGAAGTAGAGACAGAGCTTGGAGAGGGTGCAATTGCTTCAGATGAGTTTCAATTAAAGGAGGGCGTATGGTTTGCATTTATCAGACGCAACGATGGTGATCTTGACTTGCATGAGATATCTGTACAAGGTCTTGGAGTTGTTGATGCATTTAACTACCCTAACATAGACCTTGCATATCCATATGATACTGATGGGCATATAAGCATTGGTGATGCATTGTATAAGATTGATGGATCTGGTGCTCTTGTGTTCTTGGCAAATGTTTTAGATCATAATGAATTTACAATATCTGTAGATGCACCACTTGCTGCTCCTTTAACAATGGGTGATTTTCTAGTGTACGCTAAGAACAGCGTAGCCGAGTCGTTTGGTGCTCGTGGGTACCATATGATCGTTAAGCTTACCAACAATGATCCAGTCCAAGTGGAAATTTATTCACTTCGATCAAATGTATTCAAAAGTTTTGAATAAGTAACGATTATTGCTTATCTTTGTGGGTAAAATTACCCAATATGATAGGAACTATAATGGCTGTTGCTTCTGGTCTTGTAAGTGCTGCTCAAGCGGTCAGTAACTTTCAGAAGGCAAAGAAGGCCGAGAAACAAGCAATAACTTTAGGGAATCAAGCAAATGCCGCAAAGATCGCAGATCAATACGCAGCGTTCCAAGCACCAGACATTGCTTCAGCACAGTATAACGAGACAATGCGTCAAGCTACTCAAGCTACTCAAGCCTTGCAAGGTATGGGTCCAGAGGGTGCTGGACAGATCGCAAATCTAAACCAGTCTGTACTTCAACAAAACGCACAGACAGCTGCTGAACAGGCAAAGCTGAACTTTCAGCGTGACCAAGCTGTAGCTGAAGGACGAAACCAAAATGCACAGTACGAGTACTCAGCAAAAATGAATATGTTGCAAGGGGCACTAGAGGGAGCACAAGGTGCGTCTACAGCTGGTCGTCAAAATGCAATGGGAGCTATTGCTGGAGGTATTGAGGGTATCGGTGCTGGTCTTTCATATGACTATGGAGATGCAGACAAGGTTTGGAATGAAGGTAAAAAAACTAATACTGGATTAGATGGTCAGACTGGAGGAAAATCGTTGACTGATAAAAAAGGAACAAAGAATGTTACGACTACCACTACAGCTCGTATGTAGTAAATAACAAATAATTAAATCATGCCAGAATACTACGGATACGTTGCCCCAGATCAAGTCAATCTTGGTAAGTCTATTGCTAATGTAGCAGAGATGTTTATTGCTGCCGAGGACAAGCGAAAAGCAAAACGTGAGGGCGAGCAGAAGTCATTAGATGAAGCCAGAAAGAAAATAAGTGAGATTGAGCAGACGAGCAATCCATCTATTAACAGCTTGGTGAACAATGGAGTTGATGGTGCAAGAAATTATATTGTAAATCTAGAGAAGATGCGTAAATCTGGTAAGATTACTGGAGCAGACTTCAATAGAGCAATGACCAATATAAATGAGTCTTGGGATAACTTTGCGTTCTCAACAAAGAATATGAATGAGCGATTGGCCGAAAATATGGCTAGAGCAGAATCTGGTGAGGCATCGGCAGTTGAGATGAAGCGTGCTCAAATTCAATCTGACATTTTAAATACAAAGGACAAGAGTATTATAGTTGGAGAGGATGGTAACATGTACATGATCGACAAGAACAATCCAGACAAGCCTATAAGTTTAAGATCACTAGGTAATCTAGACAACATGGTTCACAACAAGATGGACATAGATGCGATAGTGAATGATGCTGTAACTAAGTTTGGAGATTTTACTATTGAATCTGGGACAAGTACAGAAAGTGGAGCAAGAACTCAAGGAGAATTATATAACGCAACTAAAGTTGATATAATCAATTCAATCGTAAACAAGAAAAACCCAGCAGCAGTAGTGTCATTATTGATGGATAACATGGGTGCAGATTACGATCAATACTATAACAATACTGAGAAGAACGAATTGCTAGATGAGGCTGTTGCACGTCAAGAGAAAATTTCTGGATATCCAATGGACGAAGAGCAAAAGAAAGCGTTTAAGGAGGACTATCTGAAGAACAAGATGATTGAATACAGGATAGATGAAAATGGAGTCTATCAACCAGTCGTTACAGAACAGATGATTAAAGAGGCCGAGAATTTCATAGACCGAAAGATTGAGATGCAAGTCGGTAGAACTAAAACAGAGGACGAAGATCGAGCAGCTAGAGGAGGAGGAGATGGATCAGCGATCCCAAAAGTATCATCTGTAGAAGAACAAATAGTAGCTGACGCTAGATCTGCATGGAAGAATAATGATGTAAATGCACTTAGAAGAGCAAGTAACGACCAATATTTCTTTGTATATTCACCAGATGGTGGAGTTAATGTATTTAAAACTAATCCAGAGAAATATCAAGAAGCATTAGCACAATATAAAAAAGAAAAAGCTGCTTGGGATAAATTAAGCAGAGAAGAAAAACTACGTAAATCAGAACCAAAAAAACCAGAGGCAAAAGGGGTTATTGCTGAAAATATAAAAAGCGTTGATGGTTTATATCCATATTTCTTTGGTTCTGGTAGTACTAATATGGAGAAATGGAAATCTATATTAGAACAACAAAGAGCTGCTGAAGGTGGTAGTGGAACTACAACTACTAAAAAGAAATTTAACTGACAATAAAGATGAACGATAAACAAAAGGAATTATATTCTTATTTAAGAGATAACGATCTTACTGATTTAGATTCAACAGCATTTTTTTCTAAATATTCAGATCCATCTAAGTCAAAGGAAATTTATGCCTATTTGAAACAGAATGGCATGACTGATTTAGATGCAAATGCTTTTCACGTTGCATACTTTTCTCCAGTTAAAAAAAAAAGTACTACGGTATCACCATCCGTACAAAAGAAAAAACCTACTTCTTCGGGTACTATGCCGAGTTGGATGCAAAGCTCTTTGGAGCAATCATCAAAAAAAGAACAAGCAGCTAAGAAGACTGTTGTTCCAAAAAAAGCAAAGAGTTCTAATATTTCTTTGGATGTAGAATCATTAAAAAATCCAAATGCTCCTAAAAAGGAAAAACAAGATTTTGATATATACTACGGATATCCTGGACAAGAAAAAAATCAATATAGAATAAGCAACGGAAGATGGCAAAGAAAATATGGCCAGAACTGGGTGGATGTATCTAATCCAGGATCTATAGATTCTTTAACTAAATTCTTTAAAAAGGAAAAAGAAATATTAAAAGATGAAAAAGTATTTACTGGATTTCCTGGTAAAGAAAATAATAGATATAGAATATCTGAACTACAGAACGGACAAAAAGTTTGGGAGGTTCAAAGAAGTGGTCAAAAAGATTTCACTGTAATTGCAGATCAAGGATCAATCGATGCGTTAAACAGACAGTTTAACAAAAAGATTCAGTACAATGATGATGCACAGAGCAAGCGAGAGGCACAAATAAATAGAAGAGAAAGTGCATCTGAAGATTTCAAGACAGTTACTGGCAAGCTTGTAGGAAAGGAATCTGATGAGGTTTCTAAGTACTTAAACAAATTGTATGGTAACCGAGGATTTAGATTCACTCCAGTAGGCTGGTTAACAGATAGAATACGAGTAAGTGCAGAGGGTACTGACAGAACAGAGATATTTGAATTAGACAACTGGACAGACAATACGGATTCAGCTGAGGCATTAAAGTTAAGAAAATTCTTATCAGAGAATCAACAGTTGGGTGACTATATCGATCTTGAAAGGGAAGAAGAAAAGAATGCTGAAAAGGATATTTTAGGTACAGAATTGACTAGGGAAGATCTTGATAAACAAATTTCAAGACTTCGAGTTGCTGGAAATCAAGCCGAATTTAAATCAGCTCAAAAACAAAATACCGAAGAGAATATTGCTAAAGGGTTAAACAAAAACTCTACAGATGTAATTGAAGCTAGAAAAACATTGATTCGTGCTAAATACGATACAAATCAAAGAATAGACGACCTAACAAAAACAGCAAAGACGAAGTCTGAAAAAAGCGAACTAGCTGCTATTGCTATGGCTAATAAAGGTAATTTTGTTGAAACACATAAGGTAGACAATGAATATATAAATGATTTAAATAAAACAAGCAAGGCTCTAGATGGTGATCTTAAACAACTTAAATCAGATGTAGATGATTTTAATGCATACATAAAAGAAAATAAAATAACTAAAGAGCAACTAGAATCTGATCCAGAGCTTATGGCTAAAAAAGATTCTATTCAAGTGAGATACGACCAGCTAGTAGCTAGTGCAGATGAATTTGAATTTGAATCTAAAAAAATTCCATTCATACAACAACAAAACTCTAGAAATGCTGCTCTTTATTTTGCTTACAATGAAACTAGGGGTAGCGTTATTGGTAGCACATGGAACGGACTTGTTAGAGGGTTTCTTGCTCCAATGCAAACATTCAGAGTTGTAGATAAGGAGGGACTAGATAATGTTGTAGAATTTCTAGGTAGCTCAAGCACAGCGGAATTTGCACAATCTAAAGATAGAAATGATTTATCTAGAGCATTATTAAGTACGTCTGAATCTCTTGGTGCTGCTGTTATGGCTCGATTGACTGGAGGTATAGCTACTGAAGGAACAATAGCTAGTAAGGCACTTCAATTTACTCCATTCTTCTCTATATCATACAATGAGATGCAGAATGAAATAAATAGCATTCCAGGAATGAATAAGGTGCCTTGGTATAAAAAAGAGGCTCTATGTATAGCATACGGTATTGGAGTAGGTTATTTAGATAAACTATCAACTGATTTTTCAGTAAAAGGAAAAATATCAAATAAGATTGGAAGAGATCTAGTATTAAGAAGCATAGCTGGCTTACCTAAAGGCGCATCTGCTGAAGCTATAGAAATGGCAATCGCAAGTAATTTTAAGAAAAGTTTAGCAGCTGGAACCATAAAAATAATAGCTGGTTCTGTTGTAGAGGGAATTACAGAGGGCGTTCAATCTACATATGGAACTGGACTTAAGGAGGCTTATGACTGGATGAATGGAGTAGATGAGTTTGATTCAAGAGAATGGATATCACAAGCTCTTGAGGAAACTTATTATGGAGCATTGGGAGGTAGCATTATGAGTACTCCTTCAGCATTATTAAAGGGTACAAAGGATGGATTTGCCAGACTCAATCCACAACAGATGGAGTTGGCAAGAAAGGTAATAGAGGATTCCAATATGCGTTCAATGGTTATAACAGATATCAAGACTAAGTTGATGTCTGGAGAAATAACCAAGGAAGAGGCTAACAGCCAGATGGAAGCTATAAAAGAGTCTCAAGCTTTATTTTCAAAGATACCAGACAACTTGTCGGCAGAAAGTACATCTAGAGCTATGGACCTCATAAAGGAGCGTTCAGTTATAGAACAACAAATAAAAGGTAAGGATAAAGACCTTGTGATTGCTAGAACAAGAAGAATAGCAGCAATTAATAACGAACTTAAAGTAATATCAGAAAATGCCATTAAAGAAAGCACAGAACAGCAGCAAGAAGGCACAGCAGAAGGCGGTGTCGTTCAACGTGAGGGAGTTGTTGAAGGACAACCAGAAGTCGGGCAAGGAGAAGGGACAGTCGGGCAAACCACGGAGCAAGGCACAGATATTGGCGATCGCACTGTCGAAGGCAGGAGTCAAGAAGAAATAGATACCAGAGTATCTGAACTTGAGGCAATGTTGGCGGATAATATTGCAGCTATCGAGGAGACAGGTACTGGCAAATTATCAGAGGCAGAAGTTGAGGCTGCACGCAGCGAAATTGAAGCATTGAAGTCTGAAGTTCCAGTAGAGACAGCAGCAAAGATGCCAGCCGCTAAGCCAGTGCCACCTATAGCGGAGACTACTGACACAAAGACCTACTCTGAGGCCCTTAGTTCTGCAAAGGCTGAACTCAAGGCAGAGGGTAAAGGATTAGACCTGCAGGTATCTGATGTATCCCAAGAGGAGGCAGATCAGATTATAGCTGATGGAGGAAAGATATTCATGACTGAAGACGGACTGGCAGGAGCCTACGTTAAGAAGGACGGATATATGGGCGGTCTATTCAAGAGTCCTAGAGCTACATACAATAAGGTAGCGAAGTTGCTTCAGCAGGCACGTATTAAGGTAGGTGGTAGATTCATGGATGCTTATGCTACAGAACTTGAGAAGATATACATAGAGAACGGATTCCGTCCAGTTGCACGACTTAAGTTCAATGAGGAGTATGCACCAGAAGGATGGGATGCACCAGGATCAGCGTTGGCATCTAAGCCAGACGTTGTGTTCTTTGCGTATGATCCAGATGGAAAGTATAGCATAGGTGACGGTGAGTACGTGACTGACTATGACGCTGCATACGAGATGGCCAAGAACTTTGATTCTAAGGTCTCTAATGAAGCAGACAAGTTGGCAGAGTTGATGAAGGGATCTACAGTTGTTGAGGGGACTGAACAACAGGTTGATGCTTTAATAAAGGAGATAAGTAATTCTGAAGACGTTGTTTCTGAGCGTTATGTTCTTGAGGCGGTTAATAATGCGACAAAGGCATTGAGAGCTATACTTCCAAATGTGAAATTCGTACTTCACAGTACAGACGAGTCATTTAGAAAAGCTGTTGGTGAGACAAACGAGACAGACTCATCACGTGGAGCATTCGATCCTGGAAAGAAGGTTATACATATAAATCTTACAAAGGCAAACAGAAGAACTGTGATGCATGAGGTATTTCATGCTATTATCGTGTCTAAGGTATCATCTGATGCTAAGCTTCAGAGCTTGACAAAGAACATGGTCAAATCTGTAATAAAGTCATTGAAGCAGTCTGGTGCAAATCAGAACGTAATTACTTATCTAGAGGAATTTTCAGCTGGATATAAGGCTGAGGAGCAAAATGAGGAGAAGTTGTCTGAACTTTTTGCATTGCTTGGAGAGACATATAAAAGTCTACCTTATCCAACTCAGAACATTATCCAACGATTCTTAGATAGAGTCGCAAAGATGTTTGGTCTTAAGGAGATGACTGACCGTGAGGTTGTAGATTTCATGAACTCATTGTCTGGCAGAGTTGAGGCTGGTATAGAAATTAGTCCTAAGGAGTTTAAGGTAAGTAAAGCTACGATCAAGAGTGCAGTAAAAAAATTCCAAGCTAATTTTAAAGATGAAGTATCTGGGCTTGAATTTGTCTATGATGAAAACGGAGAAAAATTTGCTGAACTAGAAAAGGATGGATTTATAACTAAGGATAGATCTATAACAAACTTTGATGGTCAATACATGTTCTTTCATCAGCCAGATGCAGCATTCTCTGGAATGATAGTTAAGCGTAACAAAAAAACTGGAGAAGTTGAACTTTTAATTGAAGGAAAGGGTGGAATGTATTACCCAATAAAATTCCATGAGAATGGGTTTTTCTGGGCCAGTACAAGCAAAGTAGCTGAAAAAATGGCTAATGACTTGAATGAAGCTATGGAACAAAATGGAGGTAAATTATTGATGGCCTTAACATCAGCTCCATACGATAAGCTTTTATCTAGCACTACAGCTGCAAATTCAGTTATGGACTTAATATCTTCAAAAGCATTTGATAGAAATTTTGCCATAAGTCCAGCTCAATTAAAAAATATATTAATAAACGCAGCCGCTTTCACTAAAGAGCAAAAAAATATTATCAAGGATAAAAACAAAAAACCTATTCTAGATAAAAACGGAAATGTTCAATATAGAATTAAAAATGTTGGTTTAGGAATTAAAATCAAAAAAGGAGATTCATTAGAAGATGTAAAATCAAAAATAAAAGAATTATTGAATCCAGACGCTAAATCATTTGCTGATAGAAAGACTTTTGTTGAGGCAATGATAAAAGAGACTGTTGATATAATAAATTCAAATCCTAAAGCTATAAGTCAATTTGGAGAATTTTTTAGTACTGGAATACAAAACAAATATTTCAAGGGCACAAGAAAGAAGGGATATAACATATCTACTGCAAATATGAAACAAGCTTTGTCTGAGATGTTGACAGAACCAATGCTGAAGGAAGGTGTTAATAGAGACAAGGGAGGACAGATATATGCAATAATAGAACTAGATGGAAAGGTTAAGCCAGTTGATTCTGATCTGCATGAATCATATCCTAAAGCTATACAATCAGTTGATCCTAAAAACAATAAAGTTAAGCTACATATATTGACTGATCGAGTTAAATGGAACGAAGTAGCTGAAGATTTTGAGACCAATGATATTGTTGCCCCTGGGGATAGAGAATTAGAGATATTTCCTACTAGCGGTATATCTGTTAGAGCATTAAAAATAAACACCAAAAACATAGTCACAGAAGAGAAGGCTACTGAAGTTGAGGATAAATCAACCATCAAAAAGCAAAAACCACTACAGCCAGAGGTAGCTGAAAAGCTGACGGAAGACGGTAAGGGTAACTTTGTGTTCAATCACTACTCTGATAAAAAGAGAGATGTGATCAAGCCTGGAACGGGACAGAACATTATTACCAGCCGAGAGGAAGGTAGTGCGTTAAGTGCTGTCGGTGGATTGGCTCAGTACTACACAATGGACATGCAGAAGGAGATGGGTACTGGTCCTAACCAACACACCATACTCATACCTATGGACCGTGTGTACTACTTCAACAAGGATCAAGATGGATTCTATGACGAAGCGAAGAGAAGATTTGAAGAGGTGCGTCCAGGTCAAGCATTCAGTCCGAACTACCAAGTGGCATTCATAACGCAAGTTGCGAATGAGAATGGGTACGACATAGTTGTTGCTAACTGGAGAAACGGAGAGCTTCGTGCTCAGACTACTTTGGAGCTTACACCTTCAGACAAAATAATCAATTTCAAGCCATTGAAGGAGGTTACATATGAGGTAGGAGACACTATTGAAGTTTACGGTGGAAAGGCAAAGATCACTGCTATTGATGGTGATATAATAACTTTCAAGGGTGAAACAACTGGTGGTACTATAAACTTCAAGAGAAGTCCAAAGAGCATCCAGAAGGTAGCTACTCCAAAAGCACAGGTTGAGGAAGAGGTGAAGTCTCTAGATGAAGAGATGAAGCCTAAGATGAAGAAGCAAAGAGTAGATAAGGCATCTGAAAAACTTCAACAGTTATTTGAGAGAGATAATGTACCACTTAGCATTCAAGAGGCAAAAGATATAGTAAATGAAGTTTATGACTGGACCACATGGTACGATGACTTAAAGTCATATGTTGACGGAATATTTGGAGAATACGCTGAGGATGTATTATCAATGTTACCTTTATCTTCTCAAGCTGCTAACAGTGCAACTACTGTAGCATTAGCAATAAAAAATGCAGAACTTATATACCAAGGAGAAAAGCCTGTAGGTGTTGCAGAGTACTATGGATATGTCACTGATTTCTTACAAGGCAAAGGAATAAAGTCAGATAAGATGTATAACTTCTTTAAGGCTTTGGATGGCGATAAAGATGCTATTGCTGTTGACATGCATGTTTGGTCAATAATAATGGGTAAAAATCCAGATAAAAAACAAGTAAACCCTAAAAATCAAGCAGAATTTGACAGAGCAAAAGAATTTATAAATACTTTAGCTACTGAAATGGGGCTTGCTCCAAGAGAGGTCCAAGCTGCATTATGGGCAGCAAATATAATGAGAACTGGAGGAAGACCAGATAGCTATGAAGAATACTTTAAAAAACAACTAGATGGAAAAGGACTTAAAGAAAGGATCGAAAACTGGAGGAACGAAGGCTATAAGCCATTTTCTAAAGTTCGTAGAGAAAGAGAAGCAGAAAACCAACCAAAATTCAAAAAACAAAAGCCAAGCAAACAAGCAGACGTGATTGTGAAGACTGGTAAGGAGGCTGGGTTCTCTGACGCTGGTATCCGTGAGTATATGAAGCGTAACGGATATACTGACCGTCAAGCTACTGATGCGATAAGGGCATACAACGACAAGAAGGAGGGTATATTTATCGATCCAGAGTGGTCTAAGTTGAGAAAGGCAGCCGTTATATTCAAGCGAAGATTCTTATTGTCTCGTGGATTAATGCCAAGTTCTGCATTTGCTTCATATGAAGAAAGTCAAGCTAACACAGCAAAAGATTTTAATAGAGCTGAAAAAACACTAGTTGACTTCAATCGTGCTATGAAAAAAGTTCCAAAGGCAGACAGAGATAAAGTTAGAATAGACTTTGATGAATATGTTCGTGGAGACAATACGGTATCTCTTCCTGCTGATTTGAAAAAAGTAGCAGATACTATGCGTGCTCACATTGATTCAATCTCTATAAGTTTAATAAACAGTGGAGTTGTTGATGAACACTTAGCACAAAAGATAAAAGACAATCTTGGATCATATTTCACTAGGTCTTATAAGGTACATGACCGTGCAAACTGGAAGAATGAAGTTGAAGAAGATATAAAGCAGAAGGCCATAAATTTATTGAAGGTTCAATATAGGAAAATGGCAGAAGAAGAAGCTGCTAAGGAAAACATGGATGTAGAGGAAGCTCTTGACAACCTTGTTACTAATGCTGTTAATGATATGCTCACTAAATCTGGTGCAGAGAACTTTGTTTCTGGAGGCAAAAAGGGAAGCAAGGATTTATCTATACTAAAGGAGAGACAAGATATTCCACTTGAGATTCGTATGTTGATGGGTGAATACACAGATCCAGCACAGAACTATGCAAGAACAATCCTTAAAATGTCTGCTCTTGCAGCAAATCATCACTTCTTAACAGAAGTAAAGAAGAATGGAACTGGGGTATTTTTATTTGAAAAGAATGATCCTAGAAGGCCTTTAGATTTTGATTACAAAATTGCGGCCGAGGGAAGTGAAACCATGAATCCTCTCAATGGTATGTACACCACTGAGGAGATAGGAAAGCAGTTTGAAGAACAATCATCTCAACTTAATGGTGCCCTTAAGTGGATGCTAGAAACATACATGAAGGTTCTATCTTCTGTCAAGTGGGGGAAAACCATTGGTTCAATCATGACTCACGCAAAGAACGTGTTTGGTAACCTTGGATTTGTTTTGCTAAATGGTCACTGGAGAGTAAATGAAATGGGTAAAGCATACCAAACTGTAAGACGTGATTTGTGGTCAACAGATAATGAAAAATCTAGAGAATACATGAATCACCTAATAGGTCTTGGTATTGTAAAACAATCTGCTGGTATAGGTGAACTTCGTGCAATGTTTAAGGATGCAGATTGGGATACTGCAATGGTTGAAAGACTAAATAAAAAATCTTCGTCTGCATTGGAATTTATTAAATATAAAATTGGTGGTAGAGTAAAAAAATTCCTAGAAGACAGATACCAAGCTGAGGATGACTTCTTCAAGATTGTCGCATACGAGAATGAGCTTTCTAGATATTCTAAGGCTATGTTTGGCAAAAGAAAGACAGAACTTACTAAAGAAGAAAAGGCAGAGGTAGATAAGGTTGTAGCTGAAATAGTTAAAAACACTTATCCAACATACAGTAGAATACCAGAGCTTGTTAATGTAATTAGAAAATTCCCATTTGTTGGTAACTTTATAGCGTTCCAAGCGGAGTCATACAGAACTGCATTTAACACAGCAGCACTTTCACTAGAAGAGATTAGATCTAAAAATTTTAAAATTAGAATGATTGGTGCTCAAAGACTTGTTGGATCATTAACGTATATGGCAGGTAAGACTGCTATATTGTCTGCATTTTCTAATGCAGTTGGTATGGGATATGTTGGAATACTTGGATATTTTACGGATGATGATGATGAAAAGCAAAAAGAGAATGATGTTAGAAAATTCGTAGCTCCTTGGTCTAAGAACTCAGACCTAGTTGTTTTAAAGGCAAGTAATGGAAAGATACGATACATAGACTTTAGTTCATCAGATCCTCACGGAGGAATCAACAAGGCACTAAACTCTGCACTATCTGGAAAGACTACCATTGACGGATTCATAAATGCAATAGGTTCAACCATTGAACCATTTGTGGGTGAGGAGATGACAACGGCTGCAATACTTGCTGTAAAAAACAATCAAGACGCATACGGAAAACCTATATACAATCCAGAGGATACATTCGCTCAAAAGTCTAAGGACATAATAGCTTATATGCTGAATGTTGTGCAGCCTGGGACCGTTAGTACAATGAAGAGGATATATGAATCTGAGAGTGTTCTAAATGAAGTTCTTGGGGCATCTACAGGTATGAGAGTATATGACGTGGATGTAGCTGAGAATTTTGGTTACTCTATGATAACCTATAGAAATAGAATGGAGGATGCTAAGAGAATATACAACTCTGAGGTGTATTCAAAGGATGCGACAGATAAGTCTATTGCTGATGCAAAGAAGAGAGCCGAGAATGCAATAACTCAGATACACAAAGAGATATACGAAAGGTATTACTCGGCTGTTAGATTGGGTGCAAATGAGGATGTATTGTTTGACAATATAAAAAGATTTGGAAGAATGTCAAATATAGATATGCAGTTTATGTTTGGAGAGATTCCATATCTTATGGAAGAAAAATACGCAGAATAAAAAGAAAGCCCAGTGATTAGCTGGGCTTTTTTATTAGAACAGGTGCGTTAGGCGTGCAACCTGTCCGTGGTAGTAGTGGTGTATGAATGCCTCTACAGCCTTTGGTGAATGCTGATAACCTTGACGGTGATGCCATCCATCTGTACCAGAGGGAGAGCGAAGTGTCTCAACGCAGACAGACATGATGTCCTTTGATGTCTTATGGTGAACATGGTGTCCATAGATGTACCTATGCTTACACTGATGCCATGACGCACCAGATTCGTGAGCCATTAACAATGGCAGGTCATCCCTCTTTGCTCCATCCATGTGTGTCATACCTATTAGGTTTTCACCATACACTGAGTACTTTCGGTGAGACATGTCGTTTTTGAATGTTACGTTTCTGTGGTTTCTAAACCAAGACTGAACCGAATCGAGCAGCATGAATCCAGACATGAAGTCGTGGTTGGACGGATTGTACACCACCTCAACGTCAGCTATCTGTACAAGAGTCTCGATGATGTTAACGAGCAGTCTTTTAGCGATGATGAAGTTTTCATACCACATACCGTCAGTGTCTTGAGGTGTACCGCTTGTAGTGGTACGCTTCGGGTTGTCGATGTGTAGGATGTCGTTACCAGCGATAAAGATAATCTTGTCGATGTTGAATCCGTGAGCCTTTCTTATAATGCCATCTAGTCCCTCCTTAACACGTTTTACAGCGATCTGTTGGTTGTACTCCTCACCAGTCTCAAACGAGCTGCACAGCTTACCTATGTGAATGTCAGCTGGGCTGAACACTAGGCAGTGGGGGTCGCTTACTGGTGTACGTCGAATCTCTGGATAGTTGGGGGACCACTTTGAAATCTCAGCGATGAGGTCCTCCTTGAAGTCCTCATAGTTGAACTCGTTGTTCTCTCCCTTCACGTTGATCGAGTAGTTCTTCCCCTTGTACCAGTAGTGCTTGACCTTTGAGGGATCAATTCCTACTTGTTCGCACTCGGTGAATACACCCATGTTCTTTGCTTTGTTAATAGCTACAGAAACATACTTGCGTAGATTCTCGCTCATTGGCATGTCAAACTCTTGCGAGATTTGCTTAGCAATTTCCGTCTTACTCAACAATCCATTGTTGAATAGCTCGACAGCTCTTTCTTTATAATTCATCTTGATTTATGGATTTTTTTACGTCACGTAGAGTTTTTATGAGGTCATTGATTTTTTTGTTCGATTCCTCGAACTCTTTATCCATCAACGCCTCATAAAGCTCTGTAGTTAGAGTATTTATTTCATCCATTGTTGAGATGATATATTGCACATTAGATATCATGCCAACAAATGTATGAACTTAATTTAATATAACCAAAAAAGTTATAGACCTAATTGGTCAAGTAGCTTATCGAACTCGATATTGGTTCTGTACAAAGCCTTCTTCTTTACTTTTGGTTTTTGTTTTGGGTTGTCTCCTAATATATAACCTACTAATTTTTTTCCAGGAGATCTGTAGTGACTGAATGGATACAAACCTTCTTCCATCCACTTAAACATGTTTGATTTAATGTCCTCACTGCATGTTGTATCAGAGCAGTATGTTGTTCTGTAGTAGTGCTGCTTGTCGTGGCTAATCTTTGTTATCCTTTTAATTTGATGAGGAGTGAACCCGAAATCATTTAACCTCATAATGTACTGGTATCTTAGCTCTGATACAAACTTACCAATTCTTAATCCTTCAATTTTTGAGAAGTACTTGCTAGCCATCTCAATTTCTTCCTTTGTCGCCATAATGTTTAGTTGAAAATTTAATGTTTGATATTTCTATTTTTACCATGTACCTTGAGAAGTTTTCCATGTTGATCCTATCTTTCACAATCATGCGAATCATCTGTATGTACTTATCCTCTGGTATCCTGTGGTCATGTTTGTTTAGTATCATAGGCTGACCAGTCACCTTTACGATGACTGGTGACAACCTACTCTTCTTTCCGATGGGAGTCATTCTCACCACCGTGTCTGTTATGTAGACTGCCGTCGTATATTCTTGCTGTTCCGAATCCATTGTCGTTTATTTCTTTAATCCTATATTCTTGCAGTGGTCGTGGTTTCTTTCCAGGCTGCTTTACCTCGTAGAACTCCACGTTGCTTCCTGGAGGTATTGCCAGTATGTCTGGTATCCCAGGCTTGTTCGTTACCGATAACTTTATTACGTAGTATCCTTGAGCCTCAAGACTCTTGATCAGCTTCGTCTGGATCTTGCTTTCTAACATCTTTAAATTTACATGGGAACTTATGCAAGTATGGAGTCACCTGCTCAAGCTTGGCAAACTTAATGTATTTTCCGTTCTTATCCAAAACTTTTATCTGATTTATTACTATGCCTACACCATCTACGTGTTCGTAGCGTGTAATCTCAAACGATGCTGGCTTTGGAACGTCTAGGTCCATCTGCTTAATCAGCTCTTTTACCATTGGATTTTCTAACATGATATTCTTTTTTAAGTATTTCTTTTTCTTCTGCCAGTCTCTCAATGAATGTCTCATCTCCGTCATCACCAGAAATCAGCCAGTCAATCCGCTGAGCATATATCTCGGCAAGCCTTAAGATGTAGTATCCTCGCTCAAACTCTTTTATGACTTCATCTGGATACTTGTAGTGAAACTTGTCTTCTGGGTATTTTTCATACCATTTGGAGTCTTTCCAGAAATGATCCTTTAATTCTTCCTCTGTCAATGGTTGACCGCTTTTCTTTATTTCTTGTTCAATATCATTTGCGATATGTCTAATTTTGTACTGGTTGTAATCAAATGCTCCTCCACTCATAACTTTTCTATTTCTTTTTTAACTTCATTCCAATAACTAAGATGGCAATACAAATCTTCAAAACTAGATGAGGGATATGACATTTTTAGTATCTCATCTACTGCAATTAAAGCACATTGAATTCTTTCAATTGACATTAAACCACTTGGTAAATCAAACTTATCCACCAACTCCTCAGCCTTCTGTTTCTGTTTCATGCTCTTCTGATTTAAGTAACCACTGTCTAAATGCTCTCTGAACGTCGATCTGCTGCTCGACCACATCTGAGTCTGCCCCAGTCATAATCTTTGTGTCCAGTCGCCTAATATGAGCTATCAAGTTACCTACATGCACCTTGGCATCTCTCTTGAACCTTCCGCTGTCCACTAGGTCTTCTAGGAAGTCTGCTATCACTGGCAACACGCCAACGACTGCTAATAGTTTTGTCTCTTCTTTCATAGCTTATAATCTTTCTTAAATACGTTTGTTGTATACTTCTTCTTACTCTTTACTACCTTGTATATCTTGTCCTCTATGCCGTCATCAGCGAACACCCAGAACACCTCGTTGTTGGGTCTGTCTATGGTGGTCATCCTGTCTATTGCTTGTAGGTAAGACACGGCCGAGTGCTGTATGTTGAAGAAGACAAGATAGTCTGCCAGCTTCAATGTGATGCCCTCTCGTCCAGATACAACTTGTAGTGCTATAGACTTGTCGGTAGAGTTGAACTCGTCAAGGTCTGTCGTCAGATCGTCACCGAAGACTTGCTTCAGTAGTGACAGCTCTTCCTTGAACACGTAGAAGATTCCTATCTTCTTACCAGCAAATTGGGACTTGATGAAGTCAGCCTTGGTTGTATCAAGGACCATCGAGTTACCAGATTCGAACTTGATGGTCCCAGAATACAACTGCATCATCTTTTGAAGCAACTTGGCAGGTGTATCACCAAGTATGACCTCATCCCTCCCCTCAACAACTAAATCCTTCAACAACTTGTCAGCTATAGCATAGGTCTGGTTCGACATTCTAACATGTAGGATTGTTTCCTTTATGATGGAAGCGAAGCCAGACTCCTGCTGAGTACGTCTCAAGACCAGATGACTGATGCCACCCATAATCTTGTCCTCGATACCCTTGCTGTAGTCGTTGATTACGAACGAGTTAATCTTCTTTTGAGTAACATTAGCATAGTCGCCAGCCCACTTGTAGAAGTTTTTATAGCCAGCCCACGGGCTTCTGTTACTTATCCAGAACTGATGAAACACTTGGCAGAAGCTCTCTGGACACATTGTACCACTCAAGAAGATGATGGGCTTGTTGCCGTACTTTTCTTTCATGGTGCGTGCCAGAATCCCAGGCTTTGGGAATGCTGCTGCCTTGTGTGCCTCATCAAGTACAACAAGGTCGTAGTCGTTGTCCAGCTTGTGTGCCTGCTCATGATTCTCGATGGTGATGTTAAAACCAAAACCAAAATCATCATAGTCGGATCGTATGCTAGATAGTGCTCTCTTCTTCGTTAAGAACAAAACCCTCTTCGCATCAAACAGTCTACATATTTCCAACGCTGTAGCTGTCTTACCGCACCGAACCTCATAAGCTAGGTACACCAAGCCGAACTTACGGAGTATCTCTACTCCTTCGACTGCTCCTTGTCTCTGGTATTCTCTAAGAATCTTTTTTTCTCCCATTCGTTAGGATTTACTTTTTTACATATAAGGATCATGTCCACCCAGTTATTCATCCACGCCTTGAACTTGTCATCCTCATCCCTATCTAGGTATGTGAAGGCTAGGTTCTTGAAGTGCTTCCTCGTCCGTATCAATGAACTTATCGATAGGTCATCGTGGTTGTGGTACTTCATTATCGTGGATACAAAACCTACAAGAGCGATCCCGTCTGTATTTGATACTTGCTTACATGAGTGAACAAACTTTTCGCATCCTTCAAGATTGGACAGCTCGCTCACTATGTACTCTTCTGCTTGCTCTGGCTCTAGACCAGAATTTAAAAACTTATGATACATAATTTATTTCTATTTGCTTTTTTGGTTCTACAAAGGTGATGGTCTTCCCCATCATGTTTCTTGCTTCCTTGAATGGACAACCGTACCTGTACATTGCATAGCTATGCATCCATCTGTAGAACGTCCTGTGTGACAGCTTAATCTTACCCATTGGACCGTAGTCTGGGTACTGGTCACAGAAGTCGTTCATGATGTCTTGTGCCACATACTCTATGTCTGCTCCAAGTTTGTACTTCATGTCATTCCCAAGTACCCACTCCCTAAACTCTGGCGATGTTGATGCCTCTAGCTTACGGATGGCAAGGTTCTTAAACGGTGACTCAATTAGACCTCTTTGTAGATACAACTGCAAGCATCCAATCATGTAGTTGTCAAACTTCAACCACTCCTCCTCTGTCCAGTCTGAGAACAGCTGGTGTCCGAACTCGTCTGCTGGCGTGAACTCCTTGCGATAGTAATGAGCAAGTTCAAGCTCCCACTTCCTCCTCTCGTTCGAGTTACCAGACCCCTTCACCGCATAGTTTGTGGTGATGACAACCTTTGGCGACTCCTCGAATGGAATGTATATCTCTTGCTTGTTCTTCTTCTCTACCGTGATACCGTCAGTCACAACCGAGAACAGCTTCTCGAAGTTGAAGTTCTTCTCGATATCTTGGAACGTCATTATCTGAGTATCTGCTGACACACGTTGATAGTTAAACGCCTTCTGGAACGAGAATCCTTTACCATCGATCGTCACGTTCTTTTTGATATAACTGAGTGCGGCTACAAAGATACCCTTACCAGTACCACCCTCTGGATTGTCTGATATGGTCTCGTCATTCAGTATGACGGCAGGACAGAACTTAGCAGGCTTGAAGCTGTGTAGTAAGAAACCAATCGTAGACTCCATAGATAGGATTCGCTTTTCGTCATTGCCAGCGATGTTGTGGATGAACCTTCTGTACTCACAATCATCAACCGATGTCTTCACGAACTTCCTGTCTACCTTCTGGTTGGTCCAGATATAACCGTTCAGCTCTGGGTAAGGTATCTGCTCTACCTTGTTTGAGCTTATGCGTAACGCACAGTTCTTGTAGTACAGGTAGCAGCTGTCCTTGTCATCCCTAATAACCTTTGGGTCAATCGTTGGCAACAGCGATAGGAACTCCTCCTTGCCTAGCTTGATCTTCTCTGCATAGGCATCATAGACCGACATGTCCTCGTTGTCATCTAGATACTCGAACACAAAGTCACGTATGCCATTGTCCGTAGTGTCTGCCATGATGTTGTTAAGTACACGGACAAACACGAAGTTCTGACTGTTGGACGGGTAGTACTTATAGTAGCCATTCGCTGTCAAGAAGTCTCTATACTTATGGTTCACAAAGTCTACGCTACCTCTGTTGTTGCGTGTCCAGAAGTTGTCACCCATTACCTTGTCTGTAATTGTCTCGATAATCTCATCAGTCACCTCTGGAATTATTTCCTTGATGACCTCAGCAGGTATAGACTTGGACAGCATGCCAGTCACTATGTTGACCTTCTCCTCGTCCTCGAACTTCTTAGTGTTGAAGTCTGCGGTGTTCCTGTATGCGGAACGAACTGCCGTTGTAATCTCTGATGCAGGGAAGTCCGACTGCTCGTATTCACATATAGAACTCAATGCGGTCTCGAAAGGAATGCCGTACTGGTTGTATGCGGCCGCAAGAATGAAGATATTCTTGTTGCGTGCGCCAGATACCAGACCATAGTCCTTGTTCCACCATCTCTTGAGATACTCTATGGTTTTGTTGTCGTCGTTGAGCGGAATGCTGATTTTCTTGGGTGTTGTACTGGTCTTTTCTTTAACCTTAGTCCATACATCAGATTCCTTGTCGATGTAAATGTTAGGATCGTAAGACTCGTAACACACACGACTAACATCAGAACAAGCCATATCAAAATTTGGACTGGCGTAATAATCAGCCAGTGCTTCAAAGTATCCCTTGTGATTTTTTTCATCTTGTGGTATTTTAACTAGAACCTTTAATCCATCTCCAGATGGAGAAATAAAACATGCGTAGGTGTAGCTGTCGAATTCAAGCTCAAATCTTTTTGATTCAAGCTCATCTTGATCCTTGAAGCCGTCAAAGTCTATGCACATGAACCCACTATGATGGATAAGTCCATCGGCTGAGCGTTTTGAGAAACTTCCAGAGAAACATACGGCAGGCAGTTTTTTCTTTATTACATTCCTTTCTGCCTTCGTCTGAGTCCTCCTTACCTCCTCACAGATTTCCCTAGACTTACCACTCCTCACCCTCTCTAGAGCTGTGTCTATCGATATGTGGAAAGGTCTGTCCGTCTTGTGTATACTCTCAAAAATAGTTACCATGAAAAGATTTTAATAGGGGCAGGCTGATTTACCTGCCCCGATGATTTTATTCAATTAAAACGGAAGCTCCTCGTCATCTGACGTTGCTGTTGCTGTTGCAACTGGCATAGCAGGTGGTACAGCTACTGGTACTGGGCGTGGTGCAGATGAAGATACAGCCTCTACACGGAATGCATCCAGCGTGTTGAACACCTTAATCTGTCCTGTCTTCGGGTCTGTCCACTCACGTCCCTTCAGACCGAACGACACCTCCACCTCTTGACCAACACCGATGGTGTCTAAAAGTGAACACTTGTCCTGTGCCATCTGGAACTGGATGACCTGTGGATACATCCCATCCTTTACCTCGATTACGAACTCTCTCTTGCTGAACTTCTCAGTCACGTTGACTGTCGGTCCTACTGTCTTTACGACTCCTGTTGATTTGTACATACTATTTATTTGTTAATTGATTAAAATACTCATTCGCATATTCGAGTGCCATCTTCACACGTGACTCAATCTTCTTGATGTCATCGTCAGTCAACTCATACTCGACATATGTTATTCTGTGCTTCGGGTCAAGATGGTCTACATAGTGCAGGTCATCTTGTTCCCACTCTGGGATCAACTCCTCTGGTGTATTCATCAGCACGTATACCAGTCTGAACTTACGCCAATCCTCACCAGTCATCTTACTCTTCATGTACAGATACAACTTACCTTGCCACTCATACGTGCTGTTGTCGATGAATCTAGGTAGCTTCGGGAAGGTCTTCTTGCTCCAAGAACACTTGATGTCTACGATCATCTTCTCGTCGTTGTCCTCGATGTCTGGATGACCTCCAAGTGGACCGTGTTTATAACTTACCTCTGCCTTGTTGAAGTTGGCGAACCATTGTGTGTTGAGGAAGTCAATAGCATACGACTCCATCATGATACCCTTCTTGGTCTCCTTGCTGTCGAACGTAGGTGTGTACTCATACACGTGCTGATCTACAAGCTCCTCGATGTGGGTCTTAGCACCCTTGGACAACTTTACCTCATCTCTCTTGGCTAACAGCTCGTTAACCTTAGCCTTCTGGATGTCTGTCAGCTTGTCTGTCGGCTTAGCCAACAACTTGTCAAACTCCTCTTGTTGCTTATCTGTTAAGCCGTCTTCTCCTAGGAACAACGGGGCGGCCGTTGATGCACGAAATCTAATATCAAACATATCTTATTGTGTTAGTTTACTCTTCTGTTCTGGTGTCAAGCTATACTTAGCCTCAATCTTTTCTACGGTCGTCTTACCTGCCATCACTGATGCGATAGCCTTCTCCATCTGTTCTTCTGGCATCATCGGTTTCTCTTGCTTAGGAAGAGGACGTGTGCTGAATCTCAACGCAGGGACGATACCCTCTGGCGATGACACGTGCTCCACTCCAAGTACAATCTGCTTGCCGATGTAGTCGTTGAAGTCGAATGATTGGAAGAACTTCTCTAGTCTCTTGAAGTTAGTTCTGTTGACTACCATAGGCTTGTCGAACTCTCGAAGCTTAACGAACGGTCGTTGCTCCTTGCCTGCCTGTGAAGTAAACTCTCCTTGATATACGTTTTCGATCGTCACGATCACGGCTTCGTACTTACCGTCTCTCTCTAAACTATAGCTTCCGAGGTACTTCTCGTCACTAAACATTTGTCTCCAGTGCATATTAAATTTGAATTATTGGGTTACAAAACTATTAAAATTTTCTGAAAGTTCAACATATCGGAACAATTTATTTCTTAAAGTTCCTCGTCTGCCTTCCAGCTCCTCACACAACTCGGTGTTTCCACGCTCCCTCTCAAGTGCTATCAAGGCATCAACCTTGCGTAGCCTCTCTTTATACGTGTCAATACACACGTTGTAACATCCAAGTTGCCAACCTTTTTCTGCGAACACCTCATACTGAGCATCCGTCACCTTCTTGTAGAAGTCACCACCTACCATTGCGTTGTTGATTTCTATCGAGCCGTCCTTCATCTGCTCAATCTTGACACCGTGGTCCATGTACCAGTGCGTGTCTGGGTTTCTTTCATCTCCAGTCCAGTACAACGTGATGTACGGATCTTCTTCTAAGTCATTCCATGCTTTCATATTATTATGATTTAAAGTTCATCAAATTGTTTCTGTAACTCTTCCATTTCAACAGTTACTAACTCTATCTCTTTTTCAATAGCTTCTTGCATTAGACTCCTATTTTTAAAATATAACTCTCCTCTTGTATTATGAGGACCAACAGTATAGCCTAATGTTATTTTTGATAAGCTATTACCTTTTGCATTATGTAACTTATTTCTATAAGTCTGCAATGAATCATATTTTTCTTTTAACTCTTTAGCTTTGGTGAACATGTCATGTTTCATCTCTCTTAAATTTAGGTGAACACCCCCATAGGATGGTGTTTTCAAATCTCTGTCTGTATATCTTTGGCACAGACCTAGAGTACTTATTCAATATCTTCATGAACTCTGGATGGTCCAGCTCATAGTTCATAAAGTCGATCAGCTTGCGACCATGCTCGTCTGTTGGTGCGTTGGCCATAAGCTCGTCAAAGTCTGCCGATGGTGTGGCTCGTGCATACAACTCCCTGTAGCAGTCGAGCAACTTGTCGTCAAAGTTTCTCATAGCCCGTACTTTTGATAGACATACTCATTGTCCGACGGAACATCGTCCTGCCTGTAGGCATCTAGCTTGCCGTCATTGTAGGCCTTGTTTAAATTCTCTTTTTCCATGTCTATCGCCTTCTGTATCACATCGTCCGATATATACAACTTGTGTGGCATCTGCGATAGAAACCATTCTACTGATGTTTGTTTCATTTCTATTTAGTTTAAGTCCTAATTTTTGCCACATATCCTATATAGCAATGTAATTAATAGTGCGCCAAAAGTATATCTTATTTGATAGTTTTGGCCACTTATGTCAAGTTTTATGCTCAATAAACTTGAATAATATGCAATTACGTATAATTCACCTCGTTTTGCATATTTTATATGTTTTTCCATCTAATTAAGTCTTTTTCTCTTATAGTCCTCAATCTCCTTAGTGTACACATACTCGTAATACTCCTTGCGTGAGCTACTCACCGTGCTGTCCTCAGCCCAGTCTGTCGGCCTTTCAAACCTATACCTCGGCCGAACGTCAGCCCTGCTATCCTCTCTAACGAACAGCAGGGCTATCATAATTATCAGACTAACGACCATGCTCCTTCAAATACAAGTCAATCACTCGCTTGGTCTTCTCAAGATCAGACGTAAACTGACCCTTGCTTCGACACCTTACGACCCTCTTGATGATGTCGAACTCCCATGCGTTCAGCTTGTGGTCCTCGGCAAACTTGTACAACGAGCCGTTGCTGTTGTCGTAGTGCTTGTCGTGAATGTCATCGTGCGTCTTGTTTATCTTGAACTGAAAGAAGTCTCCAAACAGGTCTGCACTTTCAGTCGATGGGTCTCGCATCTGAACTTCAAGTATGTCCAAGAACCGCATCGGTAATTCTTCACAATCACACTTTGGAATTGATCGCTGTCCAGACCTATAGCTCACAAAATACTTGTCGTCGTTCTCAATGAGAACATCAAAAACATCTCCCTCGTGGCATATATACCAGTTACGAGCGTTTACTATTTTTACTTTCTTCATAACTTATCAAATACAGTTTTTAATTTCTTGGGCTTGTCTACAGCACCATACCAATCTAGAATCTTTCCGTCTGGATATACCGTAGTACGGATGCGTAACTTAGGCTTCTCTGCCTCCTTCTTCTTTTTGAACCAATTCATAATGTTCTCTAGCTATTAAGTACGCCACGTCCAACATGTACATATGCTGATCAATAGCGAACGGGTTATTAAAAATTACATTTACATTCACTCCCTTCTGCTCAAAGATGTACCTCTGAACCAAGGCTACCTTCTCCTCAATCGGTGGTATGGATATATACTCCGTCCTCATTCAATTCAAAATTACCATGGACGTTGAATATAAGTTGTACCCCATCAAAGGTCAACCACTTAGCATACATGCCGTCCATGTTCATGAAAATAATCTCTCCCAATGCTGACTTCTCTCCGTCAACTGGTCCGAACTCCAAACCCTCTATGATGCACCTAGCACCACTCGGCAATTCATATAGCTTCATACGTACATGTTTACAAATAATACAACAGCCACACATGTAAATATAATACCAACACTTACACCTACAGTGAACCCATCTTGGAATCCCCAAGTACTCTCGTTCTTCTTGTATTCTTCAGCGACACGTCTAAAATGATCAAGGTACTGCTGACCTTCCTTCGTGTGCTCATCCAATCGACTCATCTCGTCGATGTGGTCAATCATTCTGTCCATCTGTGTTTTCATCTCTCTTAATTTTTAAAGTATAACTGAACCATTACCAAGATGGATAGGTAACACACCACCACCACAGGTACTTTTAATACGTTGTTCCGACCTAACGCCACACCGACCATCAGTGCGAACGTCAATACAATTGCTAGGATAATCATCTAGTTAGTTTAAATAAATTTCCTCGATGTCTATCATGAAGACCAACCTGCTCACACCAACGACCTCCCACGTGTCGTCATCCATATACTCCGATAGGAATACGTTGATTGCCATTGCCAACTGCTGAAAGTCGTCGGCTGCGAAGTTAAACACCATCACCAATGGCGTGTTCTTCTTTTCTTTTACTAATACTCTGTACTTCTTCATAACATTTGATTTTTAGTGGACCATGCAGGGATCGAACCTGCGACCTTCTGATTATGAGTCAGATGCTCTGACCTATTGAGCTAATGGTCCAAATGCCACACTCCCGTAGTGGCCCACCTTACCTAACTAACCATAAACACAACATGAAAACATGTTGTCGATAGGGGAGGAATCGAACCTCCTACAGACCGTCGTCTACCTATCGATTGTCCAGTTTATGACGCAATAAACTGGACTTTATTCACCATGAAAACCTTTCGTGGTAAGGGGTTGACTCGAACCCGACTACGCTGTGTCTACCATTCCACCACATGAGCAATGCAAATATAGGTAACCTATATCTCTTTCACAACTTTATACATTACTTTTTTTGCTATGCCAGTCGTTCGATGCTGGAACACAGCCATGGCTCTCTGCCGATTAATCTCATCCTGTATCTCCATGCTGACCTGTAGGTTGGTCAACACCAAGGTCACGACAAACGACAATGGTACAAGAAGGACCAAGAACACCAACGGTGCGCCAATCATCCCGAATAACAGCCCCAACCCCAGTGAGACCGTTGTGCTGAAATATGTTACAAGAAACTTCATTATGTTGAATTTATGTTGAATTTATGTTAAAACTTTTTGGCTAAGTGTCTGATTTATAATACTTCATGTTAGTATGTTGAAACTATCCTATATTCTGAGCAAAAAATAAAAATACAAGAAATAAGAAAAAAGTGTCTCCAAACCAACATATCGTCATAAACCCAGTGTTTACGGGCATCTATGCAACATATTTTCAACATGTTCCCAACATAAATGTAACATTCCCGTCAGTCAATACCCCAACCACATACGTGTCCTCGAAGTATAGCTGATACCCGTAGTCAGCGATGAACCGCTTCAAATGTTTCTCGATCGATCGTCTAACCTCATCGCCTTCAATCGACATTGAGGACTTCGACATCCAGAGCTTTGTTGTCGGCTCACAATCATCACCCGTGGCGAGGTTGTAGTAGGCTACCCGATTGTCGAGTAGCCTGTCTACGAATCCAAATAGATTTTTCATAGCTCCTAAGTTTTAAGTTATTGTTCATCATCCATTTCGGGCATTCCATCGTAAAAGAAGTCGGGGCAGTCAGACATGTCCATGTCTTGTTTGCACGAATAACAAGTTATCGTATTGTCCTTGTCAAAGTCATTTAGCGATACCATCCTGTGCAGGATTACAGCTCCGCAGTTGCCACATGTCACCATATTTATGTCAGCCATAGCCCTAATCTCATTCATGAGTTCGAGCTGATATTTAAGTGTTCCTTCCATGATTTCTAAGTTTTAAAATACACCAATACTTCTCAGTGCGTTCGCATCTGAGTCAAAATTTCTCAAGTCGATGGACTTACCCAAGTCCTTCACGTACTCATACAGCTCCCGTGTCTCTGCATCCATGAATAGTATGTGCCCGATACCTACCTTGTACGGGTTGCTGTACGACTGGATGCCGTTCCACACGGCTGACCCATAAGTGTTCATTGGGGGACACTTCTTCTTGATCATCCCCTTGTTTGGTCCTACGCTTACTATGGCTTCCTGTAGGCCGATTTCTAGTTTGTCTTTCATGGTTTCTAAGTTTAAAATGTCCAATCATAATGGTAGTCGCAAGCACCAAACAAGATGTTGATTTTGCTGTACCCCTTCTTCTTACGTGTGATTCCTTCCACCACGTTCTTAGGTCTAATGTCACCTCCGTACACCGCCTCCTGCTGTTCTTCAGTCAGAGACTTGAACAAGGCGAAGATGCCATTGGAGTTAGCCTGCTCAATCCACTCGTCCGTGAATACCACCTCGTGGTATACCTCCTTCCATCCACCATTGCGGTAGCGTAGTGTACGCAGGTGACCCGTTGGTGTGTGCTCCCAATGTTGATGACCCATGCCTATCTTTCGACCCATCTCTGAGGCGATGGTGCTGTAGTCCTCGATGATTACCGTCTTGCCGTCCTTGGATACGTCCACGACCTTGGCTACGTCTCGGTCTGAGTAGTGACATATGGTTGCCCACTCGCCCACTACAGGCACGGATGAGTTGTTTGACATGAGCCAGTTAAAGAACGAGCCCGAAGTCTTAAGTGATTTTGTCTGATTCATGATTTCTAGTGTTTTAAATAAAAAAATACCTCGTCGCTTGTCAAGTCATTCTCGAAGATGACCTCATCCATTAGACATGAGCCGAACCCAGATGCATAGTTAAAGGCTACAGCCTTGGCTCTCATTACCGACTCGTCTCTTGAATCCTCATCGAAACTCTCTTCGAAGCATATTGTCTGTACGTACGTTGCATACACCTTGGTCGGTGTGATGATTACATTGATTTTTGTTGGCATGATTTCTAGTTGTTAAGGTACGTTTCGTAAATTTCTACTAATTCTTCTCCGTCAACTATAAACGGCTCTTCCTCTTCCAAGAACCCAAATTTACCATTGTCCGTTACTTCAAATTTATCATCGTCAATTCTTGAGATATCAAAACCTGCTTTCAATAATTCTTCAAATGCTTTTTTCGTTTCCATGATTTCTAAAGTTTAAGTTGGTTTGTTCAATCGTTCACAATCACGCCTCATAGGGAGGCGATGATTTTAAATAGTCGCACCTTGTTTGAGTCTATCAATCTATGAAGGTCGTGGAAGTCCTCGCTACCAATGTAGCTTGGTCCAAGCAATTCAATACGTTCGGCTATGTTCTGCTCAAACAATGATATTGAGTGAAGCAATGACAAAGCTTCAGTCAACTCAGCTGATTTTACCTTGTCACCATCAATGTGCATCCTTAACAATGATAGTGTTGTCTCGTGTCTTTTGTTCATGATTTTAAAATTTTAATATGAATCTATCCTCTCTTCCTGCTTTATTCTCACCTTCATTGAATTCTTCTGGTGTCTTGTAGTCTGTCTCATAGTAACTATTGAATTCGTCTAGGAACTCAAATAGTTGTTCGTCCCCATTGAATCTTTGATTCCCGTCGGCATCTTGCACGACATAAATGTGCTCTCTTTTCATGATTACTTGTGTTTAATGGTTTATACTATTGTGCACACAGCTCCCAAGTCTGCAATGCCAACATTTTTTTCTTCGTTAAGCCTAGCTCCTTGATAATGAACTTGGCTAGCTTGGTGTTGCCTGCCATACCCTCGCTAATTTCACCCGTGCCAATGGCATCTACAACGTCTCTAGGTGACAAGCCTAGCACTCGGCTACAGAACTTTACGTCCTGTCCTAGGTAAAACGACTTCACACCCTCTACTACTAGCGTCCATTCGTGCCCGAACCCGTAGCTACCTCTTGTAATTTTGATTGTTGCTTTCATGTGCTTATGTTTATCGGTTTAAAAATTTTTTCGTGTAGTCTCTATCTGAGATGGCTTTGTAGTCATTCGTAATGAACGGGTTCTTTAACACGTTCTTGAACGTCCGTCCGTTTGGCATGCTGTACTCTATCACGTACCCATGTTCGGGTGAATAGTCGATGAAGTGTCCGTCTCTATCCGCTTGGTTTCTAAACACTGATACATGGACACCATTAAGAAGTATCTGTACCTCTCTCATGACAAAGTCCACTAGTATTTTCTTACCTTCTAGGACGTACTCCAACGTGACTATGTTACCTGTCATCTCGTGTACTCTGTAGGCGTTGCCTCTCATGTCTCTGTGGTTTACATTTACAATTGCTTTCATGATTAAATAATTTTAAATGGTACATGTGTAAGGTCATACTTTATGCCCTCTATTGATTGGTTGTCGACATAATCTATCCTGTCGAACTCTATTTCCCCGTCTACTAACAAGGAAACTTCTAACTCGCCTTGGCTTATTGCCTCCTCAATTAAGAACTCGTCCGATAGCTCGATCAAGTCGTCAGCCCCCCTGTCTCTCAAGTATTGGGCTATGGTCTGTTTTGTTTGATACTTCATGGTTTCTAGTTATTTAATGGTTAAAAAATACGCCTCGTCAAACGGGTAACGCTCACCTGTGTAGTTGTCGTTGAAGACTAGCTCGCCATCCCCATTGAAACGGAAGGCGATAGCGTCCTGCGTGAACACATAGACAAGACCTTGAATCATTATCCTTATGTCGTCTTGTGATGAGTCAGTATAGAATTCCATTACCACGGTAGGCTCGTCAGCTCCCTCCCATTCGCCTACCTGTACGTTGTGTTTAACCGACGTGTACGAAGACACAAACGGCATAACTATTTCCTGTGCTGTGAATGGGTTGTTGTTCAACCCAATGTTCATTTCAATTTTGTTCATGATTTCTAGTGTTTAAAGGTTGCCTGCGGTGGCTATCTTGTGGCGCATAGCCCACTCATCCACCGCTTGTTGGCGTTATACATTTGTTTGTTTGTGGGTCGGATACCTGCTGTTGCAGTACATGGTAGTTAGCTCAAAGCACCCATCCCCTTTTGTCTTACTTGCCTATCACCACCTCGGTGTCTAAGTGCTCGGCAACTATGCCAATCAGCTCTAGGCGTTGTAGATTTGTTGCGGTAGCGTAAAGCTCCCGTAGTTTCTGTGCTGTAGCCGAGTCCAACTCAGCTATCAGCTCTTCGAATTTGCGTTCAAACATGTTACTTGTTTTATGGTTAAGACCCCACGAAGGGGGTTTCGCTGACCTACAGCTCATCAGTTAACCTCTTGTATTTTTTAGGTATCTTGTTATACATTCTCATGGTATGGGTGGATGACCAACAATTCAAATATACCTCTGTAATTACTATCGTCTTGGCGTTAACTCCGCTGTGCAATAGCAACGTGCCCAAGCCTACTCCACCTTCCTCAATCTGAAGGACCTCGCCTTCATATTCGTTTACGTATCTGTCGATGATATCTTGTACGTACTTTAAGCTAAATGTTCTCATGGTTTCCTAGTTTTAAATGTTTATTTCCAATTCGTTACGAGACGACGTGTCTCTTTGATTTTTACCCCGTTCAAAAAGTAGCCAATAATCTCATACTGACCCTCAATTCTCAAAATTTTTGCTTCCATGGTTTCCTGTTTTTTTAGTCGTTAATGTCTTCGTTGTGCTCAAATGTACCCGTCTCTAAGTACTCCAGTATCTCACCTCTGTAGGCATACTCCACGAGTATGTCATTGTTGTCGATGGTGTAGATTGTACGACCATCTACGTCGCCTGTTGGTCTGATGACTCCCGTCACCACGTACCAAATGAAAATAATGTTTGTCATAATAATTGTGTGTTAACCTTATTTTTTGGTGTAGTATACACCCTCGTGCATTACCTTGCCTGTCTTAGAATTGACGTACAACGTGTAGACCATGTACTTGTAGCCTTTACGCTTTGCATGTGGTGTAATTTTGTCTGTTTTGGTCCATGTCACATGCATGTCGCCATTCAGTTTTTGGAAGATTACTTCGTTCATGATATTGTGTTTTAAGTTAGTCCCCATGCAAGGTTGCGACCCTTGATTAACTCGCTCGACATGGGGTTGAAGTAAGTAGGGGTTGACCTGCACCCCATAAGGAATTGCCATCTTTTCTCGCAAGGCTGTGCGACTTACTCCTCAGTGTTTTTATTCGCAGGGGCTAGCACCATTCCCCCCAATGTATGGTTGTCTTGCAATCATTACCCCTGCGGTTGCTTCCACGCCATATCTAACAGCGTTTACCTTCTCGCAGGTCTTTTTTGCATCGTGCATCTTTCCATGATGCGTTTCCATACTTCAGACCGCCTTGACTAGATTAGGTGGATGCATTGTTACCACCGACAACGAAACCTCTCAGCGAGGGAAATTACTCGAATTACGTGCCTAGATTAGACTGAATTAATGAAACCGCAATGTCAAAGAACGTGTGTGTATTCGTATTGTAGCTCACTCGCTGTACTTGTCATGTTCCGTGGTTGGCTGTGTCACCCCCTTTTAATTACGTTAAGACTTGTAGTGTTTAGCTCGTTTGCTTGAATCAAAATTACTTCAGCACTTTCGATATTGCAAGCTTTTTTCAAATTATTTTTGGGTACGTAGATGATTTAGAGTAGAACTACGTAGATGGTACTAAGTAGAAATACGTAGATGGGATCTAAGTAGAAATACGTAGACAGACGGGTTTGCATCCATTGTTTTACAGGTTAAGCTGTTGACAGATAGGACTTTATACGTGAATTCATTTAGGTGGGCCAAATATCTTTGGGGCTGATAGGTAGATAGGTGGGATGATTCTATGTGCGAGGGAGTGCGTGCCGTATCAATTGGCGTATGGGTGCACGGCATGTCGGAAAGCATGCATGCTCGTGCGTCATGCGTGACGTGTGACATGTGCGTGCAACACGTATGCGTGTACGTCGAGCGAGCGAGCGACATGTGTGTGTGCATGCATACATGTGGGCAGGCAGGCATGTCACCTGTGCGTGCGAGCGTACACGTGGGCGGACGGGCGGTAGGCACACAGGCAGGTGTGCACGTGTGACGTGGGCATGAGCACGCATGATGGCATGCCTACAGGAAAAGCCAAAAATTCCTAGGCAATTTACCGAATTGGACACCCCCCATCACGAATTCAACTAGTTTCCGTGCGTGCATGCGTACGTGAATTCTATATATTATCCGATACCCCCGATCGTGCAGCTATGTTGGATTATGTTGGTTTATGTTGAATTTATGTTGGTTTGAAGTGCCTCAAACCCTTGATTTTCCTCACTTTATGTTAGTATGTTATAACTTTCTCTACTTTTCACGAAAAAAAAAATAATACATAATATAGGAGATATATACTTAATAAATGCAGAAAAAAGTAAAAAACGCTTATCAAACCAACATACCAACATGAATGTCTGATTATCAACACTTTAGCCCAGATAATTCAACATGCTTTCAACATGTACTATAGGTGTTTCAACATATCTATGGGTTTTTCACCATGAGCTAAAATTAGCTCACAAAAGACCTTCTGTCACAAATAATGACTACATTTGTGACAAATAAAATTCAATGGCATATATAGAGCACAATTTCTTTCCTCTCAAGGTATTTGTTAGGAATGAGTACATGTACCAGCAGACGAAGGGTCATGGTGAGTTCACCCCAGGGGTAGTCATATCTGTTAGATGCATGCCTGGTCAGGCTGCACTGTTCCAGGTCTTGCTAGAGAACGGTGTCCTACGGGACAAGCTACCGAGCCACGCACTGTTGACATCACCAGAGCTACCAGATCCAGACCTACCGTTCCACTATCTACAGCTGTGGAACTGTTTCTCTTACAACTTCACGTTGGTGAGTCTGTCATATCTGTACGACACACCAGTCGAGGTGTACATGAAGGACAAGAAGTTTTACCCAGGTGTTTACTACGGCACGATAAACTGGGGGTCTAACGACCTAAACACTGACATATCTTTGGCAGAGGATCCGCTGGAGCACAAGAGTCACCACATCATACTACTTGACAACGGTCAGATAGCTTTGCAGCCTAACAACAGGATCAAGTGGTCGGAGCCAAGCTTTGTTACGAAGCCGTTCCCAGAGAAGCCAGACTACTTAGTGAACAAGGAGTGGTTCAACTGTGAGGGCTACGAAAAATGGCATACTGAGGACTCCGAAAGGATGTTCTATGACAATGAATAAGAATTAGTATCTTTGTGTAATGAAGAATAACAAGCCAAGAGTAAGAGAGGGTATGGTTGTCGGAAATCGTAAATCATACGCTAGAAATATGCGTGCTGGTGTTACACCTATGGACAACAACGGTGACAACTCTACACATGTAATGTCTTGGGGAGGTGGTGGTCCTGGATCTAAAAAATACAAGTACTCTGTAAACCCAACCATATTTACAGATGACAAAGGTAAGACGTGGAATAACTTGAGCGAAAAGCCTAAAGAGGCATATGATGAGGCAAAGAAGCGTGGAGAGGTGATTGGATTCAGATCTGCCAAGCGAGCTGAAAAGTTTGCTGCTGGAAGTTGGAAGAAAGGTGCGGACAGAAAAGAGGCGATGAAGAGCTATAGGGGTGCCAAGAAGAAAAAGGAGCTATACACTCAGTCTGAAGAGTTTAAGAAAGAAAAGAAAAATAGAAGATAATGCCAAAGGATTCCTGCTATAAAAAGGTGAAGGCTCAGTACGATGTATTTCCATCGGCACGAGCGTCACAGGCTATCGCCAAGTGTAGGAAGTCATCTGGTAACGTGAAGAAGACAAAATCTGGATCCGATCTGAAGAGATGGGAGGCTGAGAAGTGGGTCGACACAAAGACTGGTAAGGAGTGTGGAGCTGGAGGTAGGAACGAATACTGTCGACCGACAAAGCGAATGTCCAAGGACACACCTAAGACGAAGTTTGAGCTGTCGCCATCTAAACTTAAGGCCAAGAAGGCTGAGAAGTCGAGAGTTGGAATGGGAAAACGAGTGAAGAGCGTGTAAATATACCAAAATTTCAAAAAATGAGTGCCTAGATGTAAATATCTAGGCATTTTTGTTTATATTTGCATCAAATTTAATGAAATATGATACCAAAAAGAGTTTATTTAGGTAATTCTGGGCACGAAAAGCTAAAAAACGGAATTAGAAAGCTGACTGGAGCAGTCGAATCAACGCTCGGACCATACGGTGAGACCGTACTGATGGAGTCAGAGAACCATGTAGGTGGTGTAGTCATCACGAAGGACGGTGTATCGATCGCCAAGAACATTAATCTGTACGATCCAGTGGAGAATCTGGCTGTAAGCATCGTAAAGGAGGCTGCCAAGAAGACGGCAGTGGCTGCTGGTGACGGTACGACAACATCTATTGTGTTGACGAACGCCATATTGGAGGCTGCTGACAAGTACATGGAGCCAGGTATGAACAAGACGAACGTCATCCGACACATCAACAAGATACTTGACGACTCGATTTCTTTCTTGGCGAAAAAGGCTAGGCCAGTAAATGGCACGGATCTGGTGGACGTTGCTACGATCTCGGCAAACAATGACCCAGATTTGGGTAAGATGATCGCTGACGTGTATGACCAGGTTCGAGTAGTTACGGTTGAGAACTCAAAGACACCAGTGACGTACTCTGAGATCATACATGGTATGAAGGTGGACCGAGGTTGGTCGAGCAAGTTCTTCGTTACTGACGAGAAGAAGGAGGAGTGTGTGCTTGAGAATCCATACGTGTTGTTGTGTGATCTTGAGATTAACAACTTCCAATCTATCTTCAACGCTATCGAGCCAGTTGTGAAGCAAGGACGACCGTTGTTGATTATCGGTAATCTTTCGCAGAACGCACAGAACACGTTGAACTTAAACGTGGTGAAGAAGGTGATCAAGGCGTGTCATATTCAGCCACCATCTATGGGCTACCGCAAGGACGACTTGATGAACGACTTGTCTATGGTCTTGGATGCACGCATCTACTCTGAGAAGACTGGTGATGATCTTCAGTTGATCGAGTTTGATGGATTGGGGCAAGCTGCAAAGATTATTGTTACCAAGGACCGTACTATTATCATGCGTCATGCTAATGCAGACGACGAGGCTATCGAGAGCTATATCGGAGATCTTAAGGATCAGCTATCAGAGGCAGTTACACAGACTGAACGAAACGACTTGATGGAGCGTATTGCAAACATCAGTGGAGGTGTTGGTGTCATACATGTGGGTGCAAATTCTGATATCGAGCAGAAGGAGAAGTATGACCGTGTTGACGATGCTGTTCGTGCAGTAGGTGCTGCATTGGAGGAGGGAATTCTTCCTGGTGGTGGTATTGCACTAGCTAGAGCACTTGAGAACATTAAGGACGATGGTAAGGATAAGGAGTATACGGTTGCGGCTGACATTATGGCTTATGCTATGGCGAAGCCTACGGCACAGATAATGATCAATGCTGGTCTTGACTACATGAAGATATGTGAGCCGTTGTTTAAGAAGAAGTTCGACTACGGGTATGATGTGAAGAACGGCAAGTACGGATCTATGTACAAGATGGGTGTTATTGACCCAGCATTGGTGACAAAGAGTGCCTTGAAGAACGCAGTGTCTGTAGCTACAACGATTATGTCTACGCAGGCAATTATTACTAACATGAGAGAGGACGACAATGAAAAGTGTTAAGCCTATTAATAAATATATGCTCGTCAGCAAGGTTGTTGAGGAGATGAAGTCTCAGTCTGGACTCCTGTATACATCGCAGGAGTCTTCGGACATGAGGTACCAGAAGGCAGAGGTTATTGCTGTAGGAAACCTGGTAGATGTTATCAAGCCAGGAGACAGTATCCTTTACGACAAGGTGTACGGACACGAGACGATCATTGAGGGTACGACCTATACGGTGATTACTGAGATGAACGTGGTTGTAGTTTTGTAGGATTTCATATCTTTGTATTATGAAAGCAAAAATAAAATACTCGGAAGAGACTGGTATCCAGAAGATGATACGCTTAAAGAAAGAAAAGGAGCGTATGGAGGATCGTGACGAAGCAATGATGGAGGCACGAGCTATGCATTTTATGCATAATTCTTTTGATATGCCAATGCCAATGATGAAATACGGTCGTAAGAAGAAATGATCATTATTCGCCCACTAATTAAGGTACTCAGTAAGATCATTGAGTTGCCTAAGGGTAGCTATCTTGATCCTACGACTTTAGGCAGTGGAGATCCAAATGGTACCAACTTCCTTCGGGGAGATGGTACTTGGTCTACCCCTACGGCAAGTGATTTAAATTTAATATCACCATTACTTTTAATGGGAGCGTAATATGGCAACAAACTATAAAGTATTAGGACAATCCAGTCCAGCGGCAACAACGGAGACTGATTTATATACAGTTCCGTCCGCCACATCGACAGTTGCTAGTTCTGTTATTGTTTGTAATAGATCGGCAGTGTTGTCTACATTTAGAATATCAATAGCTGTGGGTGGTGGAGCAACTTCTAATAAGGACTACATATATTATGACCTCCCTATTGGAGCAAACGACACATTCATTGCTACTATTGGTGTTACATTGTCAGCAACAGATAAAGTGAAAGTGTATTCATCAAATACTAATTTGTCATTCTCGCTTTACGGATCTGAAATAAATTAACATGTCACAGGGATATACATCATATAATATAATTAGTAGTGAGATTTCATTTGCAAATACTCCTAACATAGATGCATTTGGTAGGCTAAGAACTAGTTCTCCGTTTACATTGTTTGACTCAAGTCATAGATTTGATGATAACGAATTGTGGTCTACGGCTACTGCTACAGGTGGTGCTGCCACGTTTAATTCTGCTCAAGGATTAGTTGATTTAGCTGTAACTTCTGCATCTGGTTCTGAAGTTATGAGAGAGACAACTAAAGTTTTTTCGTACCAACCTGGTAAAAGCTTGTTGGTGTTGAATACATTTGTAATGAGTCCTGCCAAGACCAATCTTAGACAAAGAGTTGGTTATTATGGTGCATCAAATGGGTATTACTTAGAACTTAATAATAGTACAGTTAGTTTTGTTGAAAGAACTTCTGTTAGTGGATCATTAGTAAATACACCAGTTGTTCAATCTAGTTGGAATATAGATAAGATGGATGGTACTGGACCAAGCGGAATCACTCTTGATCTAACAAAGGCTCAGATTTTGTTTATGGATCTAGAGTGGTTAGGTGTAGGAACGGTAAGAATAGGATTTGTTATAAATGGTAACTTTTACGTTTGTCATAAGTTTCACCATGCCAATATTATTGCCACTACATACATTACAACTGCTTCCTTACCATTAAGGTATGAGATAACAAATACAGGTGCTACAAGTGGTTCTAGTACGTTAAAACAAATATGCTCTACTGTATTGTCTGAGGGAGGGTACCAACTCAATGGACTACAACAAGCTATAGGAATTCCTGTGACTACTCCAAGAGCATTAGCGGCAGCAGGTACATTTTATCCCATAGTAAGTATACGTCTTAAAACATCTCCAGATAGATTAGATGGTATAGTAATATGTACAGCAATTTCTGTAATAGCAACTAGTGCAGGAAATTATAACTGGCAGGTAAGAGCAAGTGGAACTACAACAGGAGGAACATGGGTAAGTGCAGGAGCAGGTGCATCTGTAGATTATAATATTACAGGAACAAGTTTTACAGGAGGTAGAATACTTGCAAGTGGTTTTTTTAGTGTGTCAAACCAAGGATCAACTCAAGTTGATATTCTTAAGGAGGCACTATTTAAAACACAGCTTGAAAGAAATGGATTAACATCGACTCCATTTGAACTCACTATTGTGGTTGCTTCAGATGCTGGAGGTGGAGGAGGTAATGTTCTTGCATCAATGGACTGGGAAGAAATAAGCAGATAATATGTCACAGGGATATACAAAAGGTACACCTATTGATACAGACGGAACCATGTCGCTTAACAGTGACATTGTAGTTCCATCTCAAAAGGCTGTAAGAACATATATATCATTGCTAAATATAAATGATTTAAATGATGTAGTTATAACATCTCCATTAAATGGAAATGGCATTGAATATAACGGTACATCATGGATCAATGTTGGCATACAGTACACTATTGAGTTAGTGGCTGCACTTACTGTTGACTTCTATGCTCCATATGCTATGAGTATAACTTCGGTGAGCAATGTATTGAATGCACCTACTATAACACTGCAAGATGACGGTGTTAGTTATACCCTTGGAAATACTATTGCTATTGGAAGCAAGGTGACGGTAACTGCTTCTACATTAAGTGTTGTGAATCTCAACATAACCAAGATATGAGTGATAATCGTTACATAAAGGCAGTTGCATCAGCCGCTACTCCAGTTGGAGCGAAAAGGATAAAAACTGGCCAAACAACATCATATTCGACCGCAGATGACGGTGCCACACAGCGTGGTAGAGACACTAATTTCTTGACATTGGCCAGTAATAATCCATTTGGTACAACATCTAGATTTACGAATAAGAGTGGTGGTACTACATATCCATCGATTAAGGTTACATATGACTGGAGTACTTATGATGGAAGTACGGTTCTTGCATATTACTTTGGAGATATGAGTAGTACAAGAGCTTTGGCAACTCAAATGACACAATATACTAGCAGCACATTTGACGGGCTTACTGGATGGTATCTAACAAACTTCCAGGAGATGACTAACATAATGAATGCTGGTCTATGGAACAACTATATGTTGAACTATCCCCCATTTAGTACTACTCTTAGGTACTTCTGGATATCATCTCAGCCCTCTGGCACGAATGGAGTTGCAACAGATTTAGCTGCTAGTGCTGCTTTCACGGCAACTTCAAAAACAAGTGCTTTATATGGTATATGGGTTAGAGTTTGTACAGTAAGTGGAACAACAATAACATAGACATGAGATATAAATTCCCTTTATTTGAAAATGTGATCGAAGATCCAATGGTAGAGATATCAAGCATAAACATCGACATAAAAAACAAGATATGTCGTGCTGAATTGATTCTAACAGAGAATTTCAATGAGTACGGTGTAAGCCTGGATGGATTTGCGTACAAGTATCCATTCAAAGAAGAAGAGATATTTACTTGGATATTTTCTGAGTTGACAAAGTACGAGATAGACTAGTACTCTATCCTAGTAGACACCTTGTTCTTTCTTACGTGTTCGTTGAACTTCTTTACGGACATCCACAGCACACGATCTGAATACTTGCGTGATGTCACTAACGGGTTGTGTTTAGAACTCTCTGGTATCTCTACCTCACCGTTTAGCTGTTTGTATAGATTAGTGCAGACATGTCTGCCGTGTCGTGTAAGCTCATATAGCCTATAGCTGCCACGATATTTGTCGTGCCACATATGAATCCAACCTTCCTCTTTAAGTCTCACAAATCGCTTTATATCCCACGACATGGTGTTTGTATACTCCTTGTAGTCATAGTATGTGAATAGTCCTTCTGAGTATAGATAAAGAAGAACCTCTAGATCTTGTTCTGATAGATTGTACTTTATCTGTGTGTACCGTCTAACTACCCTCCAGTATTTCAAGAAGTCATTCTTTACTTGTCTTCTGGTATAATGTCTCTGGATTTGCTTTTTGATTTTCATATGTCAACAAATTTCGTAAATTTGCAACTGATATGCAAATAAAAGTGATCAAAAAACAAAAGGGTGTCGGAGATACCGTTGAGATGCTTTTGAAGGCTACTGGAATTCACTATATTGCTAACGCAATACAGAACGGAGATCCAACGCAGCCGTGTAAGCCGTGTCAACAAAGAAAAGAAGAACTGAATAAAAAGTTTCCGTATGGGTCAAAGCAAGACATCTAAGTATTACGCTGAAAATCCTACGGCAGCTGAGAAGAGACGAGAGTCTCAAAGAAAGATAAACAAGAAGGCTGGAATGTCTGAGTATAGATCCTTGTTGAACAAGGCAAACAGAAAGGCTGGAACATATGGTAATGGTGATGGCTTTGATATGTCTCACACAAAGGCTGGAAAACTTGTAAAGGAGAAAGCTACAAAGAATAGATCCAGAAATGGTGCAAACGGAAAAAGTACAAAGAAATGAGAACTTGGAATGAGATTTTATCAGCTGCGGCTGGAACGATTGTGTTGAATGACACATCTACATACACTGGTAATGTTGCTGCTATACATGTAGTTAGAGACAGTATATTTACCACTCTAGATGATGCAAAGGGTAATGAAGCTGCTGATTATATTATTGATCCAGCAACACCAGTTTCAGCTGGAGCAATGCTTACTCCTTTTGATAAGCAGAATCCATTCGTTACAATTGAATTGTCTCAGGGTAGCGTAGTTCTTGTTTTGTGATGCCAACATTTGATCTAGCAGCGATAGTTAAGAAGCACGGAGTGATAGGTGTTCTGTGTGCATGGTTGGTGTATACTAACATGCGTCTTACCGATGTAGAGAATAAGCTTTACAACTGTTATGATCAATCAAGATTTTCTAGCATGTCAAGCAGATCTGTTAGTGGAAGTATAGATATACCAGAAAAAATATATGCAGTTCTTCCAGAGAGAAAGAAGAAAACGAATGAAGAAATTTTGGTTTGAGGTAATGGAGGGCACACTGAAGAGAGACGGTAAACACTCGTCAACTCTTTGGACAATGGCCGTATCTATGTTTCTCTTTTCATTTATGTCATTTGTAGACTTCTTGATCAACGGAATAAACATTGAAATAATGATAACACTTGCATGTATGGCTACTGGTGTTAAGATAACAGACGCTGTAAGTAAAAAGATAAAGTCATGAAAAAGATAACGTACGACGAGTTCGTGTGGTTTTTATTGGTTATTGCTGGATCATTATTCTTTTTTAGTATAATATCCTCATGTTCAGTTGATCATCATCTAAGCAAAGCACAAAAGCACATTAGAATTGCAAAGAGAAATGGAGCAAGCGTCATACCAGATACGGTATGGCATTATGTGTATGCTTTAGATACGGTCTACAATGTAAAAAATAACATGTACGAGACAAGACATGTAATCAAGGATAGCTTTCCATATGTAGTTACAAACACAATATCAGCTGGGATGACTCGTCAAGAGCGTTTGGCGATGGAGGACATGTTTAAGCATATGGAGCGAATGATGAAGTTGCAGAACGATAGTCTTAAGCTAGCTCTAAGAGCAGAGGTAAAAAAACAAAAGCAAGATGAGAAGACTAATCGAGTGGTTACTCGTAAAGAAAACAGTAAGCCATGGATATGGGTTATTGTTGCTGGTATTATCCTTGTATGTGTAATATTGATTAAATTTAAATAACATGTTGACTACTCAGCAAGCTACAAAGAAGTACGGAACACCTACAGTTACTGGTGCAGAGTACTTGGTTACACTAGAACTTCCTTACCCTATGCGTTTGGCATGGGACCTAGACACAAAGGTTAATAAGATGCGAGTTCATAAGTTTGTTAAAGAAAACTTCAAGGGAGTGTTTGATGACCTATTGGCACACTACGGTTACGAGAAACTTGTAGAGCTAGGTATAGATCTATTTGGTGGTTGCTTTGCATATCGTAAGATGCGTGGAGGTACATCATGGTCTAAGCACTCTTGGGGTATTGCGATTGACCTAGATCCAGTTCGTAATCAATTGAAGGAAACATCTCGAACTGCTCGCTTCGCTCGCCCAGAATATAAGCCAATGATCGATATCTTTTATAAGCACGGATTTATCGGTTTGGGACCAGAGAAGAACTACGACTGGATGCATTTTGAAATCAAGGAATAATGGCAAAGATAAAATCACAAGACCTAGTAATTAAGGCAAAGAAGGTTGTAACACGACCAGGTGTTCATGCGAAGAAGAAGACATCTAAGCTGAAGACAAGCAAGAACTACAAGAAGTCATACGCTGGACAAGGACGTTAATTTTTGTCGCAAATATTTACTAAATTTGTTACATGGGAAAAATTAATAACTATAGCGTTGAGTCTGTAAATCCTGGAGACAGAGTATTGTGTTCAGACGCATCTACTGGAGAGACAAAAAACGTAACTGCACAGTCGATATCTGACTTGGCTACATCTGCTTCAGTATACAGAGCATACTTGACACAATCTGGAGGAACGGCACCAGTGGCTACTGTATTACCAGGTAATACATTGACAGGTACTTGGGCATATACAACAACGGGTACATTTGTATTTACAAGTACAGGTTCGTTTGCTGATGTTAAGATAGCTATTATGACTTCATTGCCTCAAAGTGCAACCACAAGAATTGTTTTCAACGGTAATGATGATGACGATTTGACTATTCTTACTTATGCTACAACTACGCTTACTAACGGTCTAATGACGGATCAATATATTGAGATCTTCACTCACGCTGTTTAATGATATGAAAGCACCAAAGATTAAAACGGTAAGAATGCCAAAGGTATCTACTCCTAAAGTAGCAAAGAAGGATAAACCATCAATGAAGAAGCTCTGTGGAAATCGTTATTGAGAATAGACTTCCATACGGATTGACGTTGGGATTTGAATATTTTGGCTCAGATGAGAATTCTATGCCGACACTACAGATAAGTTTGCTCTTTTTGAGAGTGCACTTTATTTTTTATTAAATTTGTACAATAGTTAACTAATATAAAAAAAACATAGAAATAATGGCAAAGCAAAGTGTAAGAAAGGTTACATCTAAAACGACCACTCAGCCAGCAGCTGCAAAACTTACTCCTCAAGAGCAAAGACAAATAAATTTAGATTGGGAAAAATCAACTGGAACACCAGCTGGTAGAAGAACTGAAGATATTAACGTAACACAAGATTATTATAATGCTTGGGGTGGAAAAGGTAGTTCTTTATCTACAAATGAATCTCGTGGAGGATGGACTAAAAGTGGACTTGGAGCTGGAGTATCTAAAGAAGTAGGGACATTACCAATTAAAAAACTACAAACTAATACTGGTGGTAAAGATAAGATTAAAAAATCTACATATAGCGTTCCTGTAGAAATTAAGAGACCAAGTAGTGTAGGTGGAAGACTAAAAATTACTGGCAAAAAGGCAGGTGCATCTTTTAATAAAAGAGCTACTAAAAATGTAGGAACAACAGTTCTTGCAGGAAAAGTAAGAGGAGCTGTTCAAAATGCTAAGTTTAATCGTGAAGAAAAACTTGCTGGGGCATATGAAAGAAGAAAGGCTGGATTAAGTCAAATGAGTTCTAAAGAAAAGGCAGCTGATTTAAAGGGTCAAAGAAAATATCTTAGATCTTCAGAAATGAAAAATACTGTAGGTCTGGATAGAAAAACTCTTTCTGGAGCTAAAAAAGACCTTAGACAAGCTGAAAAATATGTTAAAAAAGAAGCAAAGGGTAAAGTTAAATATTTTACACAAGAGGCTTTAAATAAAAAGCAAGAATTAACAGCTGCTGAAATGAAGAAAAGAAAGTCTACAAATCAAGCTGGAAAGACTAGATATAGCTCTTAATAAAAAAAAAATAAAAAAAAATAGCTCATCATTTGGTGGGTTATTTTTTTTTATATATATTGCAACCATAAACAAATCAAATATTATGAAGAAAACAATTTTTACAGCAATGATGCTCATCGGGATGATGGGATCTGCACAGACAATCAGCAATCCAGTATTGGTTGATTCTTTATCTATAATAAAAGATAAAGAGTGGTATATGTATAAAAATGATCCAAGTGTTATTTTTTATTCCAATACAGATATGACTCAAATAAAAGCTTATTCAACAGCATTAGTAATAAAGCTTATTGGAAAAGATAAAAAACCAGATAATACACTTTATAATGGAGATTCTGTTATGTATGAATGGTATATTACAGATAAAAAAGTTATCAGACTTATTTTAAATGATATATCTTCATTAATTGCAATAAGAGAATATGAATAAATAATCAAAACAAAAATCAGCCAGACCCACAAGTCTGGCTTTTTTTATTTATATTTGTCAAAAATTAAATCAAATGTCAAAAATCAAGAACATTCAACCAGAAGGGTTGAGCACAGAAGAATTCGAGAAGTTGTCCGCACTTAACCGTGGATATTCAGAGGCAAAGAGTCGAGTTGCAGATGCAGCATTATTTCACAAGCGTTCAGTTGATGCATTGGATAAGATTGAGGAGTTGCTCCGAGGTCACCAGAATGAACTTGCTACAAAGTATGGCGAGGACAAAAGCATTGACATGAAGACAGGAATGTTTGTGTAATGATTCGCAAGGTATCGGTAGGCGTGGACCTACTAAATGCAATGCACTTTATTGTCGGTCAGTCTGTTTTAAAGGATAGCCACAAGATAGTAGAGATTAAAGAGATCGAGTCTGGATATCATATAAGAATCCAGAACGAGCTTGGAGAGATTGTATTGTGGAAATCAATAAACAGATTTGTACCAGTTACGGTTGAGTACGATCTAAACTTCTAATATATGCGTTCACTAGACTGCTTTATAGTAAAACCTTTAGGCGGCAAGAGATACAACAACACAGAGGACATAGACGGTAAGGAGTTCATCCTATCGTCGTCACAGGAGGACCACACTGTGACAAATAGAGAGGCTATTGTTGTTGGCTTGCCGCTAAGAGATTATAACGGACCGATAAGTGTCGGTGATACGGTTGTTGTGCATCACAACATGTTCCGTATATACTACGACATAAAGGGGCGTGAGCGAAGCAGCTCGAACCATATCATTGAAGATCTTTATACGCTAGAACAGGACATGACGTATTTGTACAAGAGTCCTGGTGGTGACTGGAAGTCTCCAGCCCCATACTGCTTTGTTGAGCCGATAAGTAAGTCAACAGATAGTAAACTAGAATCTACTGGCAGCTACGAAGATTTGTGGGGCATTCTAGTGTATAAGAATGAAGATCAAGAGGAATTGAATTGTGGTGACTTAGTTTCGTTCAAGCCAGACTCAGAGTATGAGTTTAAGATTGGTGGAAAGAAACTATATCGAATGAGAACAAATAGCATATGTCTGATAAGCGAGAGCAAATATTAAACGCAGGTCTGAAGGGTGTTGATGAATTAATTAAGGTCCTTGAGTCTCCCATACTGTTGGCTGGTGATGAGTTATCGGCTGACAAGATGAAGGCGGCAGCTGCGGCTAAGCGTCTAGCATTTGAGGATGCATTGGCAATATATGACCGTGTACAGGCTGAGAAGAATGCAGACGAGTACAACGAGATAGAGGTTAAGGCTGCTGCAATCCCCGTATCATTTGTTGAATCAAAGGCGAAGACTAAATGAGTCTATACGCCATACTCCCAGACCATATATCACCACAAGCCAGAAAGGCTCACAAGTGGGTGTATGGTTATGACGAGAAGTATGACGTTGTTGTTATATCTAAGGATGGTACAATTGGTGACATCTATGAGATAAACGGATTGAAGATTGCACTTCCTGCACTTCAAAAGGCTAAACTGCAAGTAGGCAAGAACAGATGGGAGGTGCGTGAGTACCCAAAGGAGTTGGGAAAGCTTAAGACTATATTTGAGTGGAACAACCAGTCGAATGAGTTCAAGGTAAAGTGGGTAGACTTCATACAAGAAGAGTTTGAGAAGCGTGAAGATGGGCACTGGTTTATGAATAGGAATGTTCCTACATACATAACTGGTAGCCACTACATGTATCTTCAATGGTCAAAGATAGATATCGGTCTACCAGATTTTCGTGAATCAAACAGAATATTCTTTATATTCTGGGAGGCATGTAAGGCTGACGATCGATGTTATGGTATGTGCTATCTAAAGAACCGTCGTTCTGGTTTCTCTTTTATGTCCTCTTCAGAGACATCTAACATAGGAACTATATCTAAGGATTCAAAGCTTGGCATATTATCTAAGACTGGTGCCGATGCAAAGGAGATGTTTATTAATAAGGTTGTACCTATTGTTAGAAACTATCCGTTCTTCTTTAAGCCTATACAGGATGGTATGGATAATCCAAAGACAGAGTTGTCGTTTAGGGTTCCAGCAAAGAAGATCACAAAGAAAAACATGGCTGAGCACGACGATGATGACATCGTTGGACTAGACACTACTATTGACTGGTTAAACACAGCAGACAACTCGTATGATGGTCAGAAGTTAATAAACCTAGTACATGACGAGAGTGGTAAATGGTTAACGCCAAACAACATTCTAAGCAACTGGCGTGTAACAAAGACATGTCTTCGTTTGGGTAGCCGTATAGTTGGTAAGTGTATGATGGGGTCAACTGTGAACGCACTGGCAAAAGGTGGACAGAACTTCAAGGATCTTTACATGGACTCCGATCCAAGAAAAAGAAATAACAACGGACAGACTAAGAGTGGTCTTTACTCTTTGTTTATACCTATGGAGTATAACTTGGAGGGGTTCATTGATGAGTACGGACACTCTGTAATAAATGATCCAGAGAAACCTATCATGGGTATTGACGGACGGTTGATAAAGATAGGTGCCGTTACATACTGGCAGAACGAGGTTGATGCTTTGAAGTCAGATCCAGATGCATTGAACGAATACTACAGACAGTACCCTAGGACCGAGTCTCACGCATTTAGAGATGAGTCCAAGCAGTCTTTATTCAACTTGACTAAGATATATCAGCAGATCGACTATAATGACTCTCTGATAAAGGATCGTGTGCTTACACGTGGATACTTCCACTGGAGAGATGGCGTGAAGGACTCAACGGTAGTTTGGACACCAGACCCACGTGGTAGATTCATCGTCTCATGGATACCGCCAGAGAAGATGAGAAATAATGTGATTGTGAAGAACGGTAAAAAATATCCTGGAAATGATGAATACGGAGCTTTTGGTTGTGACCCATATGATATATCTGGAGTCGTTGGTGGAGGTGGATCGAATGGTGCGCTACATGGTCTTACTACCTTTAGTATGTCGCCCGACGTTCCCTCGAATATGTTTTTCCTTGAGTATATAGCTAGGCCACAGACGGCAGAGATATTCTTTGAGGACGTACTTATGGCGTGTATATTTTACGGTATGCCTATACTTGCGGAGAACAATAAGCCTAGACTTTTGTATCACTTCAAGAACAGAGGGTATAGGGGTTATTCGATGAGCCGTCCAGACAAGGCTATTGGTCAGTTGTCGAAGACGGAGCAGGAGCTTGGTGGAATACCGAACACGTCTGAAGACATAAAGCAGGCACATGCTGCTGGTATTGAGTCGTACATCGAACAGTATGTAGGTCTAGATCAAGAGGGCGAGTACAGAGACTCAGACACCATGGGTAATATGTACTTTGCACGTACTCTTGAGGACTGGGCTAGGTACGATATAAATAACCGTACAAAGCACGATGCCTCGATTAGTTCTGGTCTGGCAATTATGGCTACACGTAGACATACATTTAGGACCGAAGTAAAGAAATCAAAAATAAGTGTTAACTTTGCTAGATATAACAACAAGGGCAACAACAGTCAAATCATCAAATGAATAAGCCAGAGATAATTGTTAAAGCTACGCCCTTTCCAGATCCGCTAGCCACTGATGCAGAAAAGGCTACACCAGAGTATGGACTCCGAGTCGGAAAAGCCATAGAGGGTGAATGGTTCAAGAGAAAGGGTATGTCTTGCAGATACTACGACCAAGTAGGTGAGTTTCATCGACTTAGATTGTATGCTCGTGGAGAACAGCCAATAGAGAAGTATAAGAATGAGTTTGTCATCGATGGTGACATGTCTTATCTTAACCTTAACTGGAGTATTGTTCCGATCATACCTAAGTTTGTTGACATCGTTGTCAATGGGATGGCTGACCGTATGTATAGTATTCGTGCAGAAGCACAGGACGCAGTATCGGCAGAGAAGAAGAACGTGTTCCAGGACATGATCGAGGCAGACATGGCGGCAAAGGATTTCTTGTTAAAGACAAAGGAAGAGTTTGGTGTTGATGCATTTAATGTTAAGCCAGAGGAGTTGCCAGAGAATGACGAGGAGATGGAGTTGTACATGAACTTGAAGTACAAGCCTTCTATCGAAATTGCAGAAGAGATTGCCATTGATACTATATTAAAGATGAGTGACTTTAAACTCATAGAGGAGATGATCGACAAGGATCAGACTGAGATTGGTGTATCGTGGGTTAAGCATGAATTTTTAGCTGGTGAAGGTGTACGAGTTGAGTATGTTGACCCAGCGAATATGATATGGAGCTATTCAGAGAAGCCAGACTTTTCTGATTCTTTTTACTTCGGTGAAATCAAGCAGCTCCACTACACAGAGATATTGAAGATTGTTCCAGACATTACAGATGAGGAGTTAAAGACTATCCGTGACGCTGGGTCTGCTTGGAACAACTACTACCCTATTATTAGAAGATACCAAGATGACATCTTCTTGAGTGATGTGGTAAACCTCATCTACTTCAACTACAAGAGTAGCAAGAAGTATGTACACAAGAAGAAGTATCTAAACAATGGTGGTGTCCGAGTGATACCTAAAGATGATAGCTTCAATCCTACTGGTGATAATGAGAACTTTGAGAAGTTAGAGTTTTCAAGAGAGGTATGGTATGAGGGTGTTCTAGTTGCAGGTACAAACATTATACTCAAGTGGGATTTGATGAAGAACATGGTTCGTCCTAAGTCTGCATCAGAGAAAGCATTGCCTAGTTATGTTGGTTTCGCACCACGTATGTATAAGGGCAAGATTGACTCACTTGTTAAGCGTATGATTCCATTTGCTGACCAGATTCAATTGATACACTTAAAGCTTCAGCAAGTACAATCTCGCATTATACCAGATGGTGTATTTATTGATGCTGACGGATTGAATGAGGTTGACCTTGGACAAGGTGCAGCATACACTCCAGAAGATGCATTGAGATTATATTTCCAGACTGGATCTGTTGTCGGTCGTTCTTATACGGGTGATGGAGAATTTAATAACGCTCGTGTTCCAATTCAAGAGTTGGGTGCTAGTAGTGGACAGTCTAAGATTGCTTCGTTGATTGGAAGCTACAACCACTATCTGAACATGATTAGAGATGTGACGGGGCTCAATGAGGCACGTGACGGATCTATGCCATCTACAGACGCATTGGTTGGTGTACAAAAGCTAGCAGCATTAAACAGTAACACAGCAACAAGACACATTCTTGAGGCTAAGTTGATGCAGATACGTAGACTTGCTATATGTCTGTCTGTTCGTATATCTGACATATTGGAGTATGCAGAGTTTAAGAATCAGTTTGCTATGCAAATTGGCAAGTACAACTTGTCTATTCTGCAAGATGTAAAGAATCTTTACTTGCATGACTTCGGTATCTTCATTGACCTTCTTCCAGATGAGGAAGAGCGTCAGATGTTGGAGAATAACATTGCCATTGCATTGCAGAGAGACAGTATCGACCTTGAGGACGCTATTGACATCCGTAACGTGAAGAACATTAAGCTTGCAAATGAGTTGTTAAAGATGAAGCGTAAGCGTAAGTTGAAGGCAATGCAAGAGCGTGAGGACCAACAGATGCAGATGCAGGGTCAGATCAATGCTCAGTCTCAACAAGCTGCTGCACAAGCTAAGATGGAACAGCTACAGATGGAGGTTCAAGTTAAGTCTCAGATCAAACAAGCAGAGACTCAGTTGTATATTCAACAGATGCAAGCAGAGGCTCAGATTAAGCTTATGTTGATGCAAGAAGAGTTCAACTTTAACATGCAGTTGAAGGGGGTTGAGGTTGACGGAATGTCAAAGAGAGACCAAGATAAAGAAAAAGCTAAAGATAAACGAGTAGATCTACAAGCTACTAGACAATCAGAACTTATTGAGCAACGTCAAAAACAGTTGCCAGCTAAAAACTTTGAGTCTGAGGAAGACACGCTAGATGGATTTGATTTATCATCATTCGGACCTAAATAATAAATAATATGACACCAGGAAAATTTATAGGTATGTTGTTCCAGTCAAGAGACATGATGCACTTGACACACTTGGACACTACATCATTTGCAGAACATAAGGCACTTGGGGCTTACTACGATGCAATTTTGGATTTGACAGACTCATTTACTGAGAAGTACTTTGGTCGTAACAAACGAGTAGAGATCGTAATCCCAGAATCTAAGAAGATGTCAGCTGTAGAGCACATGAAGGCTATGCAGAAGACTATCGAGGCAGAGCGTGATAACTATCCGTCAGATCTTCAGAACATCATGGATGAGATGTTAGGTCTTGTAAATAAAACATTGTATTTATTGACGTTGGTATGATGAAGGACTCCAGACTTGAAAGAGCTGGAGTTTCTGGTTATAACAAGCCAAAGAGAACTCCAGGTCATCCTACGAAGTCGCACATAGTTGTGGCTAAGGAGGGAGATAATGTAAAGACCATTCGTTTTGGTCAACAAGGTGTGTCTGGTTCTCCTAAGAAAGCTGGTGAATCAAAGTCATACAGAGAGCGTAGAGAGTCATTTAAGGCTCGACATGCTGGTAATATTTCCAAAGGAAAAATGTCTGCCGCTTACTGGGCTGACAAGGTGAAATGGTGATATTACTTTTTTAAGTAATTTTGCAGTAATTTAAATTAAATCAAAATGGAGAATTTTAAAGTTCGTTCCGTAGACTTTGATCAAAAGTCTGTGGTAGAAGTAGAAAAAGAACTTGTTGAACAGCATGAACAAAAGCTTGCTGAACAACAAGAAGAAGTAACACCACAAGTAGAAGTTGAGCCAGAGGTTAAACCTACAGTGGAGATAAAAGACGAAGACGTTCTTTCATATATTGGAAACAGATACAACAAAGAGATTAAGTCTCTTGATGAACTGTTTGAACAGCGAGAGTCTAATGGGGAGCTTGATCCAGAGATTGCTACATACATGAAGTATAAGCAAGAGACTGGAAGAAGTTACGATGACTTTGTCAAGTTGAATCGTGACATTGACAAGGTTGACCAGATGTCTCTATTAGCTGAATACAAGAAGCAAGTAGAAGAACTTGATGATGAGGATGTAGCATGGGAGCTATCAAAGTATGAATACGATGAGGACCTAGATGACGAATCGGAGATCAAGGAGAAAAAACTTGCTGTTAAAAAGGAACTGAAGAAGGCGAAGGAATACTTCGAGAAGCAGAAAGATCAGTATAAAGTACCTCTTGAGTCAAAAGGTAACTCTGTCCCAGATGCAGATCGTGAGGAATACGAAGCTTTCCGAAAGTATAAACAGTCGGAATCATCACAAGAGGAGGACAATCAGAAGCGGTCTCAGTATTTTGCTGATAAGACAGACTCACTATTCAACGATAAGTTTGAAGGTTTCAAATATAATGTCGGAGAAGAGAGTTTTGTTTTTAAACCAGCGGAGGCTAATGTTCTTAAGCAGAACCAATCAAACCTAGTGGAGTTTATTCAGAGCTTTCTAGATGAGAACGGATATCTTAAGGATGCAGAGGATTACCACCGAAGAATAGCGATGGCTATGAATCCAGAGAAGTTTGCTCAGTATTTTTACGAGCAGGGTAAGGCTAAGGGTATTGAAGGTATTTCACGAGATAGTAAAAACATTGATATGAGCACTCGTCCAAGTACACAAGTAGCACCAAGCAATACTGGATTCCAGGTTAGAGCTGTTGATGATGGAACTGACAATATATACAAAATAAAAAGTAAAAAGTAAAACAACTAAAACTAAAACAAAATGGCTGGTACATTACAATCAAGCCCTACATTCGAACTAAAGCCAAGTTCGGTTAAGGCTACGTTGCAAAGCAACTACATTACTAATTTTGACTTCTTGAATCAATATCTTCCAGATGTTTATGAGCAAGAATTCGAGCGTTATGGAAACCGCACAATTGCTGGATTCCTTCGTCAACTTGGAGCTGAGATTCCATCTAACTCTGACTTGATTAAGTGGACTGAGCAAGGTCGTTTGCATACTAAATACATCGCTTGTTCCATTGCTTACGGATCTGGTAACGATACAGCTACATTGACTGTAGCAGATTCTGGTATTTCTGCATGTAACTTCCGAGTTGGACAGACAGTTTTCTTGTCTTCTAATGTAGCTAATCAATCTGACAAAGCTATCATTACAGCTGTATCTGGATTGACATTTACTGTAGCTTACTATGCTGCGGCTGGAGGTACTATTACAGATAGCGGTAACAATGACATCACTGCATTCGTTTACGGTTCTGAGTTCAAAAAAGGAGCTAACGGAATGAACGGATCTCTTGAGGCTGAAGTTAAAATCTTTGACGTTTCTCCTATCATCATCAAAGATAAATTTGCTATCTCTGGATCAGATATGGCTCAAATTGGTTGGGTTGAAGTAGAAGGTGATAACGGAATGGGATATCTTTGGTACTTGAAGTCACAACACGAAACTCGTCTACGTTTCGAGGACTACCTTGAAATGATGATGGTTGAGCACGTTGAAGCAGAAGCAAACTCTGGTGCTATTGCTGTTACTGGAGACGTAGGTAACAAAGGTACTGAAGGTCTTTTCACAGCTGTTGCAAGTCGTGGTAACGTATGGTCTGGTGGTGTTCCATCAACTATGCAAGATTTCGATGATATCTTGAACCGTTTGGACAAGCAAGGATCTATCGCTGAAAACACATTGTTCATCAACCGTGACTTCTCTTTGTCTATCGACGATATGTTGGCAGCACAAAACTCTTACGGAGTTGGAGGTACATCTTACGGTTTGTTTGACAATGACAAAGAGATGGCTCTTAACCTTGGATTCACAGGATTCCGTCGTGGTTCTTATGACTTCTACAAGACTGACTGGAAATACTTGAACGATGCAACTCTTCGTGGAGGTATCGTAGGTGGTGTTATCAACGGAATCATGGTTCCTGCTGGCACAATGTCTGTTTACGATCAAGTTATCGGGAAGAACCTTAAGCGTCCATTCTTGCACGTTCGTTACCGTCAATCTGAAACTGAAAACCGTCGTTACAAGACTTGGATGACAGGTTCAGCTGGTGGAGCACAAACTAGCGACTTGGATGCAATGGAAGTTCACTTCTTGTCTGAGCGTGCACTTTGTACACTTGGAGCGAACAACTTCTTCATGTTCCAATAATAGAATATCAAATACTGGGGAGGGCTTAGGCTCTCCCCTTATTTTCTTAATTTAAATCTAAATCAAATGAAAACAACAAAAACCTATTTACTGGTTAACAAAGCCCCGTTGTCTTTAATTCTTCAATCTAGAGACAGCAAAAGACGAAGACTTCTTTATAACGATACAGAAAAAAAGAAGCAAAGAAGTTTGCGATATGCAAGCAATCAAGACTCCCCATTTATTGATGAACAAGATGAAAACTTTATCTGTGAACCTATTGTGTTTGAAGATGGAATTTTAAATGTTCAAGACGATAACTATATCTTAAATAGATTTATGGAAATTCATCCAGATAATGTTGCTAATGGAGGGACATTATTTGAATTGTTTGATCCAGAAAAAGAAGCAGCAGAAATGTTGAAGTGGGAAGATCTTGTTTTAGATGCTAAGATTGCAGCACGAACTATGGAGCCAGACAAGATGGTAGCCATCATTAGAATATTTAAGGATACCAATATCGATCCATCTAAGATGACAATTCAAGAATTGCGTTGGGAGGTTCGTCAAATTGCAGAAAGATATCCAGAAGATTTCCTACAAGCTATTGATGATCCAGATTTGTTTGTGGATGATCTTGGAGTAAAAGCTATTAACGATGGATTTGTATCTGTTCGAAATGGTGGACGTGATCTTCACTACAACTTAAAAGACAACAAGAAACGAATGTTCTCAGTTCCTATGGGAGAAGATCCACATAGTGCTTTAGCCGCATGGTTTAAGACAGAGGACGGGCATGAGTTCTATCAATATCTAGTTAATCACTACGAACAATAAAATATAGAGGTCGTAAATTGCGACCTCTTTTTTTTATTATCTTTGCGGTGTTATATAACTAATAAACTATAAAAAATGGAAAAGTTCTTAAAATTAACTGCTAGCTCTAATGTTACACTTATTAATGTTTCTAGCATTCAGTTTGTTGCTACTACGTTAGCTAATCCTACATTAGTAGATGTATTGATCGGTGCAGGTGGGGCTACTGCTGGTACTGACACTGTTCGTATCACATCTTCTGCTACTGCCGCTGCCGCTGATCAAGTTGCGTTCCGTGATGCTATATATGCTGCTATCGAGAATGCTAACAAGGCTACAACAAATCCAGATTCATTTATTGTCCCTGTATTGCCTACTGGTACTACTATCGCAAGTGTAGCTTCAGCGTAAGCTTAAACTAACATTACAATAAATCTATTGAAAGGGTAGTCGCCAAGCGTCTGCCCTTTTTTATTATCTTTGCAGATATGATTAACACTATCCGAAATACCGTCTTATCGATCATAAGTAAGGATAACCGTGGGTACATCACTCCAGAGGAATTCAACTTGTTCGCACGTCAAGCACAGCTAGAGATTTTCAAGCAGTACTTCTATGACTTTGGTCGTGATTTAATCAAGCAGAACGCTCGATTGGTTACGTCTGAGTATTCAGACCATGTTGAGAGAATGGAACACGTTATAAATACGTTCACGGTAAACAACGAGGTTCTAGGTTACAACGCAATGAGTGGCAAGTTTTATTTACAAGGAGTAATTGGAAGTCCTACATTGTTTAAGGTAAACAGACTTGTTTACAATTTGAATACAGAGATCGAGCAGGTTAGTCAGTACAAGATAATGAACTTAAATGCATCATTGCTTACTGCTCCGTCGTTGAAGTATCCAGCATATATTCTTGATGAGAATGGGTACAGTGTTTATCCAACAAGCATTACGAGTAATGTTACGATTAATTATATACGCACTCCAATAGATCCTAAGTGGACTTATACGATGGTTGGAAACGTACCATTGTTTAATCCAGCACAACAAGACTACCGAGACTTCGAGCTTCCAGTAAGTGAGGGTCCATTGTTGGCTGTTAAGATTCTTCAGTATGCTGGATTGTCTATCCGTGAGGCAGACGTTGTGCAGGCTATGGAGAGTGAGGAAGCGATTGATATACAAAAAAAGGCATAACAGATGGCATACATTAGTAACTATCAGTACTACACAAACGGGGGCGTAACACCTACAGATGAAAACTGGGGTGAGTACCAGTATGTGTCGTTGCATGACATCGTGAATGACTTCATGTTGATGAATGTTGGACCAGACAAGTTGGTAGACAATGTTAAGCGATATGAGGTCTTGTATTATGCAAAGGACGCAGTTAAGGAGTTGAACTTTGATGCTATGCGTAACATCAAAGTCATCGAGATTAATGTTGGTGACAACCTTAAGATGATACTTCCTCCAGACTATGTGGACTATATACGTATATCTTTGAACGTGGACGGACAACTTTATCCATTGACAGAGAACAGCAGAGTATTGTCTGCTAGTGCATATCTACAAGACAACAACAATGAGGTTCTATTTGATTTAGATGGAGAGGTGTTGACTGGTACATCTGTTCTAGACATCAAACGTCTTGAGCAGCATACATACTGGGGTCCTGGAATATACAACGGATGCCAGGGATGGTGCTGGGGCGACAACTGGTACTTTAGCTATCGAATTGGTTCACGCTACGGCATGGATCCATCTGAGGCAAACATCAATCCTAAGTTCCGTGTAAACCGTTCGGCTGGTGTCATTGACTTCAGCTCTATGCGTGCAAACAGCTTGATCGTTATCGAGTATGTATCTGACGGCATGGAGAACGGTGACGATGACATGATACAGATCAACAAGTTTGCAGAGCGATTTGTAAAGGCACACATAAAATACATGCTGATGACCAACAAGGCATCGGTAAACGAATATATTGTAAGACGTACACAGACAGAGCGTAAGGCTGAACTGCGTAACGCAAGAATTAGAATGAGTAATATTCACCCGTCTAGACTCCTCATGACATTGAGAGGTCAAGGCAAATGGATTAAATAATGCCAGATATTAGCAATACTTTCGTCTCTGGGATCATGAATAAAGATCTCGACGATAGACTTGTACCTAATGGTACTTTCCGAGATGCTTTAAATATTGATGTAGACACTTCGAGTAGTGGAAATGTTGGTATGGCCCAAAACGTGATGGGTAACGTCCTTGTTGAGGACTTGTCTGTTATTTCTGGTCAGTCTATTGTTGATGCTCGTACTATAGGTGCGATAACTCATGAGTCAACTGGGCTTATCTACTGGTTCGTAGCGTCTGATTATTTTGATGGTATATACGAGTACAACGCACAGGAGGGAACAATGGTGCGTGTATTGCAGTCTAACAAGGTTGATCCTAATACGCCATCACAGCTGAACTTCCGAAAGGAGTACTGCATAACTGGTGTGAACTATATTCTAGGTGACAACACGGACAACTATTTGTTCTGGACGGATGACTACAATCCACCACGACGAATAAACATTGCCAGAGCAAAGGCGTACAATGTGAATGACTATCGTATCGACATGGATATTGATGTGATACTTGAGCCGCCTTTATATGCACCTAGCATCGAGCCGTTCATTGATACTGATGGGGCAGATGCTCAAGCATCCAACATGCTAGATAAGTTTATGTATTTTGCATACAGATATAAGTATATTGACGGACAGTATAGCTCTTTGTCTCCATTCTCGGCTGTAGCTTTTGGACCAAAGGATTATTATTACGACTACGGTGTAGGTAACAATAAGTCAATGACCAACAAGTACAACTCAGTACGTGTGTCATTTGAGACTGGTAATGAGTTTGTTGAAGAGGTACAGCTAGTTGTGCGTGACACAAAGTCTATCAATGTATCAATTGTTGATACATACTCTAAGCCATTATTGTTGATACCAGACAACTTTTCTTTTAGAATAACATTTACAAATAATAAGATATATGCTGCCCTTCCACAAGAGCAGGTGACACGATTATTTGACAACGTACCGTTATTGGCAAAGGCACAAGATGTTGTTGGTAATCGCATAGCATATGGTAACTATGTACAGTTTCAAGATATAATAGACTGTAATGGGGATGATATAAGTATAAACTTTTCGTTGTCATTAACATCAACAGAGGCTGATTTTGAAGATCCTAAACCAACATGGAGATCAGATAGAGATTATGAGTTTGGTATTGTATATCTTGATGACTATGGACGCATGACTACTGTTCTTGCTAGTCAAAACAACTCTATAAATGTACCTCCAGTTAATGCGATTAGTGCAAATACAATTTCACTTCGTCTAAGTAGTTCTCCACCATGTTGGGCTACTCACTATCGTATTGTCGTTAAACAAGCAAAGAAATCATACTATAATGTTTTTCCAACATTATTTTATTCTAATGGCCCATTTAGATATTTTTTAATAAATGAATCAGACAAAGATAAGATAAGAGTAAATAATTATGTTATTTTTAAATCTACACTATCTGGACCTTATCTTTCTAATAAAAAATATAAAATTTTAGAATTAGAAAGTAAAACTCAGAATTTTTTAAGTGGCGGATCAAATGAAGTCCCTGGATTGTATTTTAAAATAAAAGTAGATGATAATTCTGAGTTTAACAATTCAGCTTTATTTATATATCAAAAAACATCAAATGGAATAGGTTTAGGTACATCAGTAGCTCCTACTCCAGTTACTAATACGTTTGCTGCTGTTGAGATAGCTATTCATTATGGATCTGGTGATCCAAATGCATTATATTCTTTGCCTCAAAATCCTAATCCAGATTTATCTGACATGAGGTATACTGTTCAAATAGTAGATCAAAATACATTTAAATATACAGTTGATCCACAAGCTGGCTCTGGATGGATATACGAGCCTATATCTACATCTTCTCCAATAGGTTTATATAGAGATTCTAGTTTTAATATAGGGTGTTATATACAATTTAATCAACAAACTGTGTATACTGTTGGTGATAAATGGAAAATAAATGTTAGATCTCAAGGGCAATTAGGAGCAAATAACATAATAGGTAACTATTTTGCTGGATGGGGAATACCGTATAATCCAGAAATAAATCAAACAAGTTCTTATTTGTCGTTTCCAACAAATATAGGTGGATTTTGTGTTTTACAAGATAACACTTTTTCTGTTCCATCTCCTTTATATGATAGGCCTATATTTACTGGAGCAATAATAAATATTGAAATTAAACAAGATAGCAATAATGCATCTGAACAGGCTGGAATTCAAACATTTATATCTCCTAGCAATTATAAAAATATAGAAGAATGGTTCGTTGAATCTGGAGCTTTCAGCAATTTTATATATTACGACAATAACGGTAATAATATTGGGGCTAGATCTGTTACTTTTAGAAGGGGAAGCAGCTATGTTGCACAACAATTTTCAAGCAATTTAGTAGTTCAAAGTTCTTATATAATTCAAGGATCTTATCAAGATCCAGTATATATGATAATTCAAGGATTTGGAGAAACGACTAGTACAAATATAAACTCTATGACTGTAGACTTTTCTATACAGCAACAAGAGATTCCTAATATATGTGAAACAGTTCCAGTTGAAACAGATGTAGATATCTACCATGAACTGTTCCAGACGTATCCTATTATAGACAATAAGCACGTTGTTCTATGGGACTATGATGACTACCAATTTGTTGATGGAGGACCATTTAGTGGATACACAAGACTTTTACAGCTTGATTCAGAGAGACCTAAAAAGAGACCTCATTATTTTAATCCTGGAGATGTAGTTTATGTTAACCCATCGGCAGGACCAATGCCAGATGGAGCATACACTGTACTTTCCGTAGAAAATTTGTACTCTATAATTGTTGAGCTAGGATTCCCAGGTGCTGGAGGAATAACTCCAGGAACTGTGAAGTTTGATGGATCATTGGAGCAAGACCAAGGCAACATATTTACGCCAGCTGTTATAGAGATAAACAAGCCTCAAAGTTTCAATACAGAGTTTAGTGCTTGGTGCTGGGGTAATGGTCTTGAGTCAGACAGAATATACGATGACTTTAACGAGACAGAGAAAGACTTCAGCGTTCGTGTAACTACGCCAGTTGAGGACTACAAGCAAGTACGCAGTGAGGCATCTATATGCTACAGCGGAATATTCAAGCAAGGATCTGGTATAAACAGAATGAACGAGTTTAACTTGTCTTTATCTAACTTTAAGTATCTTGACAGAGACTTTGGTTCGATTCAGAAGTTGTACGCACGAAATACAGACTTGGTTGTGTTCCAACAGAGCAAGGTGTCTAACGTGTTGTACGAGAAGAACGTTATGTTTGACTCTGTAGGTGGCGGACAGGTTGTATCTATACCAGAAGTTTTAGGTACACAGATACCTATGGCTGGTGAGTACGGAATAAGCAACAACCCAGAGTCATTCGATAACTGGGGTCAGTTTGTATTCTTTACTGACGCTAGAAAAGGTTTGG